TCAAAAATCTGGAATAAACCCCTCTTTTCGCAAAGCATGAATGACACCACGCATCAGATCTGATTTCGAAAAACCGGCGGTATAAATTCGCGATCCCACTTCAACCGGTTGTAAAAGGCCACGATCAACTAACTTACCAATCTGATAGGTAATTTGAGCTGGCTTCAATCCCGGCAAAACCTCTTTTAAATCACTGGTTTTTACCGTCCCCTGGCTAATGGTCCGCTTAAGAATTTTAGATTCCGTCTCATTGATTACCCCCCGCCCCTTGGAATACTCGAGCGCTGGATAAAGAACTTTTGAGTTTAAAAAGTGAAGATCCGAGAGCTTATCGACTTTCTTTAACTCCGCCGATATACCGGTAAGAACATACAGGCACCATTGCTCTAGCCCCTCAACAGCCCCCGTATCCGCTTCGGCCAGCATCGAGTAATAGCGCTCACGGTCATTGCAAAAAACTGCCGTTGGGTTTAGCACCCGCCCACTGGTTTTCACATTAAAACCGTACTTTATCAGCAAAGAATAAGTCAGCAGGCGCACTGTTCTGCCATTGCCATTACCAAATGGATGAATCCAACCAAAACGATGATGTGCGAGAGCCACTTTCATCAGATCATATTTTGGCGCGTCTGCGCGATTCATAAACCCGACCAATTCCTGCATATAAGCCGGAACATGGATGAATTCAGGCGGCAAATGAGTTGATTGAGCAATACTCACTCCGTGGCTGCGATAGGCTCCCGGCGTTTTATCCCCTTCCCGTTCAAGCCCATTTACCGTCATGGCGTGCAGTTCTCGGACAAAATACTCCGTGATATCTTCACCAGCATGCAGATGCTCATCAATAAAGTTCATGGCATGTTCGATGTTGCCAATCTCTTTCAATTGATCCGTGGAGTCCTCAGCCCCTTCAACTTTACTTTCAACGTAATCGGCTAACGTTGTATGGTTACCTTCGATTCTTGCTGAACCCAAGCTTTCCAGCATATGAAAAATACTTTTTAGCTGGGCAAATAACAGAGGATGCACATCAGTTTCAAGACGCAGGTGCCTTAGTAACTCAAGCTCGGTCAATGCATCAACCAATGGCGAGTCGAAACTGGGGTTTAACAGTGCTAAATCATAGTGATTAAATTTAGGCATAAAGTTAGATTATCTCAAACATGTAAATATCATTATCTTAAAAATAGATTAAAAAACACTTTATAGCCATTATGTTAACAGATTATCATTTGTAGATTATCTCAAAAGTAACTTTATGATTATCTCAAAAATCCGTGGCGATACATCCGATTGAATATCACTGTATACCGAACTGAGATCAGCACCATCTCCCTACTACTTTCACTTTGAACCATTATGTTCGGTATCATTCAAAGCAGGGCCAACCAGAGATAACAGGAGTAATCTCATGATAAACCCAGCGGAAAAGCTCAAGGCAAAGCAGCAGGAATTTATCAGTATCAGGGAGTTGATTCAGCGGATTTCGCGTCTCCACCCCACGATGAGTCAGGCGCAGATAGCCAACTGGCTGCTGATAGAATTGACGGATGCCAGGCCAGTTTCACCGCCGTTACTGATTCAGGACACGCTCGGCGTGACCCGCTCCCCCGGCTTTGATGACCCCCAATTTTGCTATTTTGATCTGCTCTCGGCAGCGATGGCCAACCCTAAAATGGATGGAGCGCCTTGTGATGGATGGATACCTGAAAGTTATAAACCTGACGAATTTAATCACCGGCCCGATGAGGAGGATGATCACGAACTTCCCTTCTAAGGTATTAACAGCATGAATTGTTATGATTACGTCGGATTTAACCGGACTGAAATAGAACAGCTTTTGCAGATTAACCTGCGTGACAGTGACGAAGAATATCAAAATATTCTTAAAGATAAATTACCAAAATGGTTAACGCCATTTCTATCCAGAATTAATATCACAATAAAAGAAACGGCTGCACTGATTGTTGGGGTGATGCCTTATTCTATTCAAATTGATGATATAGGAATGGTAATAATTAATTATGAGAAATCATTATGGGATGCAGTGGATTGCAACCTATTAAGTTGTCGGGATATTAGTTATACAAATACTAATAAAGATATTCGCCATGACGGTTATTTATTAAAAGCAGAAGTGGAAGGCTGGGTTAAGGCGAATGGATTTCACTGGCCGCTGCACTGGTGCCGGAGCAGCGGCAAGCAGAAGAGAGCTGGGGTGGTTTTGCCCGCGCTGGCGTTTATTGCCGGTATGGCTATCGCGTTAGCCAGGAACAACCCGCAGTGCCGGCGCGGCGTCAAAATGAATAAAACCGCCATTGCCCGGGTGGCGATTCAGACTATGTTCAACGCGGGATTCAGCGGGGAAATGGTGACCGAAAAGCAAATGAGTAACTTGATCAGCGAGGCGCTGCTTGTTTCTCTGCCCGGGGCCGATAATCCTTAGACGAGCGGAAGTTTATTTCCAACTCGCCGCTATGGGTTTCCAACTAACATATTCGCGTTACGGATTGACCTAAAACGACAGGAATAAAGGTTCCTTTTATTTATTTGCCACTTACCCCTATTACTGCCTGATTTTGTTTCAATTAATTCAGTAGCCACCGAGAGATAACAGGAGTCATGGAATGACCTATTCATCATTAATCCGATTGCCAGAAGTATTAAAACGTACCGGTTTTAGCCGGCCTTGGGTTTATAAATTATTAAAACAAAAGCGCTTCCCGCCACCGATAAAAATAGGGGGGCGGGCTATCGCTTTTGTTGAAAGTGAGGTGAATGACTGGATTGAACAGCAAATTGCACATTCACGGGGAAATAAGCAATGAGTGCGCTGGTGCATTATTCGGAATGTATTCCCTTTAACGTTTCATCAATGATGGCGAAATCCTGGCGCTCCAGCCGCTCATATTCTGCCCTCACTGCCGGTTTCTTTAGCATTCGGGCGACCACTTGTTCATGGGACAGGCTTGGTGGTTGGCGTTTATTATCCAAATCGCAACTCCTTCATTCGTTTAGCGGCTTTGCCTTTCCCTTTCCACGGCATATAAGCCGTTTTTTGCACCACAATATGCAAAATAACAATCTGCCAGTCTATTTGTGCCATAAAAATGACGCGGTTCCAGCCTTTCGGCTCATAAAAACACAGCTCAAACACATCTTCGTGGTAATGCATCGGGACAGCATCAACCATCTTAATACCGTAGCGCTTCATACGTTTAGCCAGGCTAATAAAATTGGCCTGCAAGCTGATGGGTTGGGCAAGAAGCTGGGTGATGACATCATCATCGTAATATTCAATGGTGTAGTTCATAGGCTAAAAAATAACAGAAACGTTATTTTCCTCCGGCTGCGGATGTATCAAAAGGAACGCCCCGACATCACTCAATACTGCCGGGGCGTTTATCCACCACGGAGCAAGGGTGGCGCGGTGGATACAGTGAGTCTACGAATATTCCCGTTGGGTGCAACTACTGGACAATAGAATCAGATTATCTGCATCTCATTGATACATAAATTGTATTTATAAAATTTAAAACATTGCTATGGGTGTTAAAAATGGCCCGAAAATGGATTTTATCCGCCGGAAACCGGGCGTAAAAAGGAAAAGTCATGAATCAATTTATTACCGAGGTTGCGGCACAGGCGCGCGGAAAATGGGGCTTTATTCTGGATGCGCTGGCGATCAGCCACAGCAAACAGCACTCCCCCTGTCCGGCCTGTGGCGGCAAAGACCGCTTTCGTTTTGATGACCGTCAGGGCGCGGGAACGTGGTTTTGTAATCAGTGCGAACCACAATCCGGCGACGGTTTGGATCTGGTTAAAAATGTCCGACAATGCTCGCTAACTGAAGCCGCGCAGCTGGTGGCCGATATTCTCGGTGTCTCACCCAAATCTAAAGCGCCGGATCTGGCCTCTCTCATGGCGAAAACCACGCCAGGGGAATCTCGCTATTTAATTAATAAAGGTCTGAACAGCCATAAATTACCTATTCTGCCGGATGGTTCGTTATTGCTGATATTGCAGAATATGGCGGGGGACTGCACCGGCGCACAGATTATCCGGCCCGATGGCACGAAAAAGCTGATCGCCGGTAGCCGCAAAAAAGGCGCGTTTATCCCGCTCAAACCGCTGCCGGAACAGGCTGAAACCGTGGTGCTGGCAGAGGGTTACGCCACCGCGCAAAGTCTGGAGTTATTGCTACCGGCCGCCGTGATTATCGCCGCCATCGATGCCGGAAATCTGTTGCCGGTGGCACAGGCATTCCGTATCTATTGGCCTGCCGCGAAAATCATCATTGCGGCGGATAATGATATCAATCCACAAGACACAGCCAATGTTGGCCAGTTGTCCGCAGAAAAAGCCGCCAACGCGGTCAATGGTTGGGTGACATTGCCGCCAACCCCGCATAAAGCCGATTGGGATGATTATTGAGTAACGCGCTGTGCATCCCGCCAATGTAATCCGGCAGGCCGTAGACTTGCTGTTGTGGATCATACAGCTTACGAAATATCACATCGCTCGGCGGGTAAATCAGCGGCGGGCCTTTTTGCAGTACAGAGAAATCCCCGTCTTTTCGCCGGCGCACATACAGCCCCGGTAAGGGAACTAAATCAACGACATCTCCCCACCCATTGCGCACTTTTAATATAGCCAGATCACCAAACGTCAAATAGTCATTAACTGTTTGTCCAGCTTCTTCGTGACTCATCCCGCCGCCGACATAATCACTGATAACCATATTGCGGCGGGCGTGTAACACCCCGCCGTGGTGCCCGCACATGTTCGCAAGTTGCGCCAGCGCGAGTCGGTCGATGGGTTGCCGCCAGTGGTCGGCGGTCGAGTCGTACCAGATTTCGTGATACTGCGTTCCCTGCGTCAAAATCGGCATCGGTGTATCTGTCGTTACGATGCTGAACGTGCCACGCTGTGCCGGCATGGCTGGCACATTGGTTTTTTGCTGCCTGGCGCTGTAGCGCTGCTTGCGTTTGCTCATTATTTTTTCCTGTGAAGCGTTTGGCCCAGCCGGATTTACGCTTACGTTCGTTGTTAATCGGTTCGTTGATCACAGCATGAGCGATAGCAAAGAATCTATCTGCGTGCCCAGTGTCTGCACTGCGATCAGCGACAAAGGTCATTGCGCCACCCATTTTCGTTGTTGTGTGACGAATGGCCATAAATGAGGCCCCGATGCTTTTATCTTCAATGTCCCACGCGATACGTTTGTGCTCGACTAAATCAATCATCTTCATCACAAGCCGGTTTTTACTTTCCGGGCTGTAATGTATTTGTGTCACTTCCCGTCGCGCGAATTCCTGCACCAGCTCGCACACCGGCCCACCGATGCCGGTGCTATCAATGCCGATGTGGGTAATGTTGTAGCGCGCCATATATTCCTTGATCCGGCCCACTTGATATTTAAAGGCAAAGCCGTGCCAGGTCTCGATATGCAGCACCCGGAACGGCTCACCGTCCGCCTGGGGCGGCGCAACGAGGACAAAAGATGCGGTATCGCCGGAACGCGCCGGGTCATAGCCGGCCCATACCTCCCTGTTGCCGAATGGCCGTGCGGCATTAACGTCGTGATCTTCCCAATTTGAGACAGTGACCAAGCATTTTTCTAGTTGATCGAAGCGGAATACACAATCACCGGTATCGACAAACAGGCACATATACAGTTGATTAAATGCACTTTCTCCGTTTTCCTCCCGTAATTCCTCAATATCCATCAGGATATGAGCGCCGCCGGCGATGGCGTCTTCAATCGTAGTAATAAATCGCCAGTGATTGTCCGGACACATCACGCCGCCCTGCATTTCTGCAAAGCTTGGGAATGTTACGTTCTCGCGCTCCTTTTTGCCCTTTCTCCACTCATCACCCGACCAAAACGGGTAGGCTTGATGTGTTTTGGCGCTGGGTGTTGAAATATACGTACGCCGGAGATAACTGTGTGTAGCGATAGCAGCGGCCACGTTTTTTAATTGTGTAAACCCGCGCTGCCAGAAAATCTCGTCTATATAGACGTTGGCGCAAAAGCCCTGGGCCGTATTAGTGTTCGTTGACAAGAAGTGTAATTCCGCGCCATTGCTCAGCACGATCGGGTCGCCCGTCAGTTCAATACCAAACAATTCAAACGCAAACTTGATGATATAGCGTCGAAAAATCAGCGACTGAGGGCGGGAGGCTGACAAAAACGCCTGGTTATTGCCCGTTAATATGGCATCTTCCAGCGCTTCAAAAGCCGCGTACCAGGTCGCCCCGATTTGCCGTGATTTCAGCCATATTCGGTTTCGGTGTATTTTTGCTTCACGTAACGTCAGTTGATAATCAAATAAATTATCCACGAATTCAGCGAAATCATCGGGCGTAATACCCGATATATCATTGCGCTTGCCGCGGCGTTTTTTCCCGCTCTCGCCCTCGCTGGCTATTGCTTCAATAGTGCCGCCAACCTCACGGGTCCCGCTGGCGCTAATGCCCCGCGCCGCCGCTTCTAAATTCATGGCGTGAATTTTTTCAGTGTGTTTGTGACGGCTAACAATCAGCTTGCAATGCATATCAATATATTTATCAAGTTCTTTTAACTCGATATCATTTTTATTGGGTTTGTCAGCCAGCACCGCCGCACGTCGGTTGATAACAGATTCTAAATCCTCTTCGCTTAATAGACCACGCCAGCCGTTTTTATCTGCCCAATGATAGATTATCCGCGTTGAATTGAGTTTTAATTCTGCGGCAATTTCTTTGGGTGTCCAGCGCTTCAAATATAATGAACGCGCCATCCCTATTAATTCATCTGAGTACTTGGAGTTTTTAGCCATGTATTATTATGGCGTGTTTATTTATTGAGAAAGATAACTAAATATCGGAATTAATCGTAATTAATGAATATTACGAACCAATTGGAAGTTTGCACAATGAAATAATGAAATTAATCCGTAATACTCAACGCGGTTAACAATGACACCACGCCAAACCGATTAATTAAAAGGTTAATTATGCCCAGTTCACAACTGACGACTAATTTTATTCGCATAGCGACAGAGGGCGCGACGGTTGACGGTCGGGAAATTCCTGCGGAATGGCTGGTTGATATGGCTGAGTCCTACGACCCAGCAATCTATACCGCCATGATTTGGCCTGAACATGAGCGCTGGTATGGCGCGTGCGGTGAAGTCCAGGAATTAAAAGCCGAGGTAGAAGATGGCTTGATGCGCCTTAAGGCTCGGCTTTGCCCGGGTATGGATTTGCTCTATGCAAACCGCAACGGCCAAATGTTGTTTTGCTCAATCGAACCTACCGAGACCCTGAATTTTCGCGGCACCGGAAAACCCTATCTTGAGGGCTTGGGCGTCACCAGCTCCCCGGCCAGCGTCGGCACCGAGCGTATGCGCTTTAGTGCAAATAAAAACGGAAAACTTTACGGCGCACTAGAAGCATTAGTGATTAGTGATGTTGCCGATACCGAGGAATTAAATATGTCTACCAAAGACTCAAAAACAAAGAAAGCATTATTCCGCAGCCTTTTTAATATTGCAGATAAAGACAGTAATAAAAAACCGGAAAAACCAAAGTCACGTTTCTTTTCCAATCCCAGCAAAAAATTCTCTGATGAAGATGTCCAGGCAATTGTTGACGCGGTAGCAGAATTACAGGACGTCGTTGACGAGCAGGCGACCATTATTATTGAATTGCAAACCAATGTGACAGACGTAACCGAAATTCAGGAAGCCTTGACGGAAGTTCAGACAGAATTAGAAACCGTGCAAGTAGAGGTAACCGAAATTAAAGAAGAGGTAACCGGCGGTGAATTCAGCAAACTTAAAAACAAACTCAATGCTGCTGATAAAAAATTCAACAAACTTGAACAAGTCACCACCCAATTACCCGACGCCGCCCCTAATGCGTCCAGCGGTAAGAGTTACAACTTCTGATTTACGGTTAATTAAACTGGAACAGACAGGATTAAATAGCCATTGCGGTAAACGCACTGACAAATAAACGAGAGCACTCATTATGCCAATGAATAAGTTATATGAGCTGGCGCATAATTATGCGCGGCGAATCGGTGAAGCCAGCGGGTCAAATATTAATTCCTTGCCGCTTGGCCCTACGGGGATCGGCAAGTTCAGTATCAGCGCCCCGCAGGAAAACGCATTGCGCCTGGCACTGATGGAACAAAACTGGTTTTTACCATTGATTACGAGTCGGGATGTGGCACAAATTCGCGGCCAGGTCATTGATGTGGGTAATCCAGGGGTGTTTACCGGACGTGACCCCGACAAGCGTTTTTCTAAAGATGTGGGGCTGTCGGGCAATATTTACCAGCTGCATCCTACGGATTCATGCGCCCGCTTACCCTGGGAACTGATGTCTGACTGGATCCATTCAGGTACGACTGACGATGAATTTATCGCCTTGGTTGCTGAATTCACACTACGCACGTTCGCTAATGACATGATGCGAGTCGGATTTAACGGCATTAAAGCGGCCGCTAAAACCAGTCTTGAGGCTTATCCAAACGGCGAAGATATCAATATCGGCTGGCATCAGATTGCCAAAAACTTTGACAAACTGCACGCTAACCCGGACACGCCGGAAGAGGACCGCATCCCCGCATTTACCCCGCGCGTCTTAAATCCCGGCGCTGAGACTCTCACGCTGGGCGAAAACGGACAGTTTAAAACGCTGGATGCGTTGGCTTCCTGGGTTATCAGTTCAACTATTCCGCAGCAGTTCCAAAATGAGCCGGATTTAGTCCTGCTTATTGGCTCTGATTTGATTGCCGCTGAACAGTTCCGCTTGTTCCAAGCCGCAGGAAAACCCACTGAAAACATAGCCGCCCAGATGCTCGCTAATACGGTGACCGGTCGCCGGGTTTATGTTGCTCCGTTCTTACCCGGTAAGCGAATTGTCGCGACTACATTAGCTAACTTGCATATCTACACACAGCGCGGGCATCAATACCGCCGTGCGGAACATATCCAGGACCGTCAGGGCTTCGAAAATGCGTGGTGGCGTAATCAGGGCTATGCGCTGGGTCATCCAATGATGTACGGCGCGGCGGATGAATCTGCAATCAAAATCCTGGCTGAGTCGGACATTACAGCAGCATTAGAAGGCGGCTTGATCCCCGACGCGTCCGGCGCTGACGACGGCGGTAAATCACTGGATAACACACAGATTTAATTAATTCGAGGCGCGGCATGACATTCAATCCATTACGTTACCGTTCGCAATTATTAGCGCAGGCAACTCAGCGGCGTGAAGTTCGGACCGTATCGGCTGAGATGGCCGGCGAAAGTCTGCATCTGCAATTATTGAGCCTTGAGCAGGACTTGAGGCGCTTAAAGGATTTGCCGCGCATCGTTGATCGGATAGAACTCAAAGCCCGTGAGTTGTTACCCAAATGGCTTCCGTACGTTGAGCGCTATCTTGCTGCACAAAAAATCTATGAGTACCCGGTTTTCGCCTGGTGTGTGATCTGGTTATTTGATGTGAGTGAAATCGATAAAGCGCTGGAATGGGCAGATATCGCGATTGCTCAGAACCAGCCCACGCCAGAACGGTTACGCGCCCGCTTCCCAGCCTTTGTCGCCGATCATGTTCTGGCTTGGGCGCAGGGTGAGGCACAAGCAGGCCGCAGTATTGAGCCGTATTTTACCCGCACATTTACTAATATCCGCGAAAACTGGCGCTTACATGAAAAACCGACGGCCAAGTGGTTCAAATTTGCCGGTGAACTTTTATTAAGAGATCGGGATGGCAAACCCGCCGCGACGGCCATTGATGATATTCCAACGCTGAAAAAGGCCAATGAATTATTGGCCCAGGCGGAAGGATTTCATAAAAAAATCGGCGTCGAAACCTTGCGTAAGCGCATTGAGTCGCGCATTCGTGCTTTAGAAAAGAAAGCCGAGGAACACGCGGCAATAAACACCGCCCCCTGACCCTGTCGCGGGGCTGTACCGTCACCCGGCCAGCCGGAGCGGGCGGAGTGGAGGCCGTAGCGCTGTGCGCATCACGGGCCGTGGAAACTCGTCAGCCCGCACCCCACAAGGAAAAAAGTATGTTCAGACCCGGCGATAACGGTTTTCAAGAAGCGACCCTGACCAACGACGGATTTTGGCCGGATTTGGCCTTGAGTGAGTTTCAGCGTCAGCGGAGTATTCCGCCGACAATCCACGAAACTACAGTTACTCAGGCGTTGCTCGCCGCCGTGGCTGAAATAAATGGTTCCCTGGCCGATTTTGTTAGAACGCAAAAAAATAAAGGTTATACCGCCGCCGCCGAGGTGCCGGGGCCAGTTATGGAGGGCGAGAACGCACTGACCGCTCAATATAAAAAAGCGGTTTATGCCCGCGCCAAGGCGGATTTGTTGGGCGAATTTGCTTCTGTCAGTCGGCGCGAAGACAACACGAATCAAGATGCGCCGCAAACTAAAGCGGGCTTGCTGTCTGAAGCCGCATTTGCGTTGCGCTGCATCAAAGGACTTAAGCGCGTGGGGGTACGGCTGGTATGACGCAATTAGATGAATTACATGCCTTTGTTCGTCAGTGTTTGCCGGAGCGGCTGGTCACAACTGTCGGGTCTGATGCCTGGATGGATAACATCAAATTAGAGCCGGCGGCGAAAGACTGGGGCCTGAAACAGCGCCGGATTGCTATTCGCAGTTACAGCGCGTCGTTAGCCTGGGAGCGCTGGCCGTACCGGCAGTACGCCCCGGATGTACTGTTTGCCCTGGTCATGGTTTGGCTGCAAGAACATGACCAGCACGACCCGATTGTTAGCGCAATGATTGAACCGGATGTTTTTGTTGAGCTGATTGACAACGAAAACGCCACGGTGGTTATCACTCTACCACTCGCAGATAACATCTTGCTTAAAGAAGATGCCGAGGCGGGGACTATCCCGCTGGGCGGCAAACAATATCGAGTCATTGAAGATGCGCGGGTCAATGTTGCTAAAGCCGCGTGGATCCACGGTGCAGGCCGAATTACTGGCGGGCCGGCTCATGCAGGCTGATTTTACGCTCAACGCCGCGCAGTGGGGCGCGCTCAGGGATACGCTGAGAAACCTTGAATTAACCCCGGCAATCCGGCGGCGGCTGTTGTGGCGAATATTGAAACTCGGCGTCATGCCGGCGGCTAAGCGTCATCAGCGGAAACAGGAAAATGCAGAGGGGGTGAAGTGGCCCGGTCGTGCTGACGGAAAGCGGGTAAAGATGATGCGCAAACTGCCGGGAATGATGGTGATTGGCGAATTGCCGGCCTCGGATTCAGCAAAGATTTATTTGCGGGGTAATCATAAAACCCCGCCCGGCGTGATTGGGCGTATGCAACAAACCGGCGTTACGACCACAGAAAACGCCGCGTCAGCGGCTAAACGGCAAAATGGTGATGAGTCTGCGACGTTGCGCCAGGCTAAAAAATTACTGGATCTGGGTTACGTCGTATTTCCCGTTAGCGCCCCCCGAGCGCCGTCAGTTGCGGAAATCATTCGGACACTCTCAATGAAAAAAGCCGGGGTGATTATTCGCAGTCTTGAAGAGCGGGAAGCAAAGCAGAGCTGGACAATCACAGTACCCCCGCGCGCCTGGCTTGGGGTCAGTGATGAAGAATTTAATCAAATACTGGCGCGTCAGATGCAGGCCATTAACTACGGTAACGGAAGGAACAGACGATGACATTCCCCACAGTCAATATAAATCAATTTAATCAGCGCCAGGGCCGAATTAACGAAGTAGAGCGAACATTGTTATTTGTCGGTCGCGCAAATGAAAACGCAGCGACACCCGGCGACCTGATCGCCCTGGACTCACAATCTGATATCTCGTCAGTCCTCGCTGATGCAGATACTGCGCTACGTGAAAACGTGCTGGCCGCTCAACTCAACGGCGGCCAGAACTGGCAGGCTTACGCGTTGATCATGGCCGAGCATGCTCAGACCGGTGACGATGTGCTGGCTATTTTAAGCGCCCAACAAATGATCTCAGTCGAGGGCGTTATTTGCACAATACCCATCGTCAACGCGATCGACGGTCGCACGAAAATTAATTTATACGCCGCGTTGCGCGCTGAATTAACAAACAAATACGGGCGCTGGGTCTGGTCAGTGTTGACAGTGGCCGCGCCAACAGACTTGCTATTGCCCATGACCTGGACGGCTTATCACGCCTTTCTCGCTGAGCTGGCTGATGGGATTGCCGCTGAATCCGTGCAGTTGGTCCCCGCGTTGTGGGGCAACGAAGCCGGTGTACTGGCGGGGCGTTTATGTCATCGCAGTGTCACGATTGCTGACAGCCCGGCGCGGGTAAAAACCGGCGCGTTGATTGGATTGGGTATTGACTCAGCGGAAATGCCTGTTGATGGCGTTGGGGCAGAAATTACCCTGGCGCACATCCGCGCCATGCATGACCTGCGCTACAGCGTTCCCATGTGGTACCCCGACTATGAGGGCCTTTACTGGTCAGACGGTCGCACACTGGACGTCACCGGCGGTGATTTTCAATCAATTGAAGACTTGCGGGTTATTGACAAAGTCGCGCGCCGTGTGCGCATCCAGGCTATCAGCAAAATTGCAGACAGATCAATGAACAGCACACCGAGTAGCATCGCCGCGCACCGGACTTTTTTTGCTCGCACGATGCGTGAAATGTCACACAGTTCACAAATCAATAACGAGACGTTTCCGGGCGAATTGCGATCACCCCAGCCCGGCGATGTAGTGATCACGTGGTCGGATATTGAAACTGTGAGTATTTACATTTCAATCCGCCCGTACGGCAGCGCGAAGACCATTACTGTTGGGATCATGCTGGACAAAAATATTAATGATGCAGGGGCATAAAAATGACACAGCGAATTGGCGGTCAGTCGTTTGATTTTTCGCTAGGTACTGAAAATATACACGTTAAAACCATCTCATTAGATGTAACGGATAACACCGCTGCAACACAAACACGCGGCATTCCGGACGGCTATGTTGCTGGAGATGTGGCGGCGGAGGGTGAAATGGAACTGGACACCCGCAATTTTAAAAAAGTCAGTGTGGCGGCGAAGAGCGCAGGCAGCTACAGAGCGATGCCGGTAACGGATCTGTTGTGGTACCCGCGCCGGCGGGCCTGGTCAGTCCAGCAATGAATAAAGGCGGGATAGCCAAAACCCTGACCACTAATAATAACAATAAAAACAGCATGATACGCTCTGGTAACACTATCGGTGAAATCAATATTATTGCGCCGAGTGGAGCCACGTTTGACAGCATCATGGAATCCAGGGAGCTAGCGGCGGGATGAGTGAACGACTGTATATCGACTTACTGATAACGGACAGTGATTTTACGCTGTCGTCCGGCAATGAACCGCTGTTGTGCGACAACCGGGTCAGCATCGCGCAAGACTGCGTACACCGGATTATCGAGTCCGGCCTGGTCAAGTTATTGATTGCAGAGCGTAGCCCGGTATTACGCACGGATATTTTGTTGCAAATGGAATTACTGACAGAAACAGATGCACGTATCGTGCCTGGCACTGTGCTAATTACAGATGACAGCCAGGGACACTATTTTATTACTGCTGACACTTACGATTTTGGCCCGCTGTCACTGAGAGATTTATTATGAATAATCGCCCCGACCCGGACTATAAAGCCATTCTTGCTGACGAGGGGTTGCCTGTCACTGAAACGCAGATACGCGCTGAGTTTGCAGCGATTGTCGCGGATGAAAATTTAGTGACTAACACGTCACAAATGTCGCCATTCTGGCGTTTGATCACTGCTCTTGTCATCGCCCCGGCGCTATGGCTGGTCAATATTCTGACGGGTGCTGTCATTGCAAATATGTTTCTTGCGACAGCCAACGGCACGTTTATTGATTTGTTTGCTTGGGCAGTTAACTTATCACGCAAAGAAGCCAGCACCGCGCAGGGCCTGATCCGTTTTACTAAAAACACGGTCAGTGCAGTAATCACAGTACCCGCCGGAACGGTCATTCAGACTGAGCGTATCAACGGCACTGTCTACAAATTAATGACCGTGGACGATGCAGTTATCGCCGCCGGGGTCATTAGTGCGTTAGTTCCTGTTAATGCCGAGTCCGCCGGCAGCGGCCACAATTTGGCTCCCGGCTATTTTCGGATCATGCCCGTCGCCGTCGGCGGTATCGCCAGCGCAGTGAATGAAGAAGAGTGGTTAATTGCGCCGGGCGCAGATAAAGAGCGGGATAACGACTTGCGTGACCGGGTCAGAAATCAGTTTAATTTGCCGGGCCAATATCACATTGATGCTGTTTACCGTGGACTGATTGCCGGCATTGCCGGCCTGACCACCGACCGGATATTTTTCTTGCACGATGCCCCGCGCGGCCCTGGCACTGCCAACGTCTACTTGTTGTTGGATTCTGGCATTGCGAGTCAGCCGTTTATCGACACAGTGAATGAGTATGTCATGACGCAAGGCAATCACGGCCACGGCGACGATGTGTTGTGTCTGCCGCTGCCAGAAGTGATTTATGACCTTGTTGTGACGTTACATCTCTTCGAGAGCAGCAACTTAGATGACGAGCAAACCGACGCATTGTTGGCAAATGTTCGCAACGTGATCGGCTGTGCATTTCGCGAAAACACAGATTATGAAGTACAAAAGACCTGGCCTTACAGCCGATATTCTTTCTCGCGTTTGGCTGAAGAATTACATGCAAATTTTGCTGAAATTGAGTCACTGACATTTTCCCAGGGCGACATTGTCAGTGGGCTATCTGTCCCCCGCCTGGGCGTACTAACACTGGAGAAAGCGAATGGATAAGTTGCCGAAAATCACCTTGCCGGCATGGATGAACAAGGGCGAACCCGTCAAGTTAATGCGCGCTTGCCTGGCGTTTTGGCAAAAAGTTTACACATGGTTAAAGTGGCCGCTTAATCAAACCGATCCGCTTCTTTGCGTTGTGCCGCTGCTCAATGTTCTTGCGTATCAGCGCGATGTCGCGCGGTTCCCTGATGAGCCGCTGTCACTGTTTCGTAAGCGAGTAAATTACGCGTTTATTAACGCCAGGGATGCCGGCTCGCTGGCGGGGTTTGCGGCAATATTTGAGCGGCTCGGTATCGGCGTTATTACGCAACATGAGCGGCAGCCAGGTTACGACTGGGACATTATTTTAATTCGCGTTAATGATGTTCAACTTTCAGAAAATAATAATTTAATGATGGCATTAGTTCGGCAATATGGGCGCACATGCCGCCGTTATATATTTCAAGTTGTCAACGCTACGACATTGAATATACACGGTGGAATGTTTGGCGGTGATTATTATTATCATCATGCACAATTAAATATTGTACCGGGTCTGATGCCAGGAAACATTATGTTAACGCCTGCACAAATGCAGCACACACACGCAGTATATTCGGCAAAATTAGATTAAGGATTATTTATGGCTACGGTAATTACCCGTGCTTTTGAAAACTGGCAGGCGCAACAAACATTAAATAACTTACCTGCCCGTCCGGACACTGTTATTTTTGCGCATATTCCTGAACTTGACAGCAGTACTGAGATTGATCGCAATGAGGGCATTCCTGCTAATGAGTTGATTGTTCATCAGACTGACGTTGCACAATTTGGCGTCATTAATGATTCCGCTGTTGCGTATTCCGTTGTACTTGATACCAGCGTCGGGGATTTTTATTTTAACTGGATTGGCTTAGTTGATTCAGCAAGTAATACATTGTGCATGATTGTGACTTTTCCTGTGCAGCAAAAAACAGCGACAAACGGTAGCGTTCAGGGCAACAACATCACCCGTACTTTCACCATGGAATTCAACGGTGCAGCGGAAGTCAGTCAGATAAATGTTACAGCACAAACCTGGCAAATAGATTTTAGTGCGCGACTCGGCGGCATTGATGAAATCACGCGCCTGGCTAATTATGATTATTACGGTCATGCGGCTTTTGCGTCAAACGGTTATACCCTGGTCAGCGAGGGTGATAAATATCGCGTTGGTGCGGGTCTGGCTTATGTTGGCGGGATCCGTGCATTAATGACAGACGGCATGTTAATTGATGCTGGCGATAAAAATTTAATTTATATCGACGTCAGTTTGCAAGGTAGTGTTTTGGGCGCATTTAAAGCCATTATTTATATTGGTGCTAAAAACAGTATTGATGATTTAAATAATTACACTGACCCAAACGGATTTATTCATTACCTTGCGCCGCTCGCTTTGATTACCGATTCCGGAATAGAAGATAAGCGTGACGCGGGTCCGTTTGATAATGATGACGTGATAAATAGCGTTAATGATGCTATTGCGCTACACGAAAAGTCCCGTAACCATCCGGACGCGACGTTAACAGATAAGGGGTTTGTTAAGTTAAGCAACGAAATTTTCGGCCAAAGCGAAAGCGAAGCGGCTACGCCAAAGGCAGTGAATCTATCGATAGCTCTTTTTATTCAATCTATGACTGATCACGTCAATGCCGCTGATCCCCATAAAAAATATTTGCTGATAAAAAATCTTTTATCAGCAATCGTTGAAATGGGGCCAGAAGGCGCAGCAACACTGATTACGTATCTCAGTCTTGGAAATGCATCACAATTAAATGTGGGCACGACTCCAGGCACGGTGGCGGCGGGTGATGATGTGCGCATTGTTAACGCGGTACAGTCAACAAATCCGGATATCAAACTGCCCGGTTCGTTGAATGTTGCAGGGGGCTTTTTGGCCGACTCTGTTAACTCAAGTAATAATATTACAGTTGGCGGCGGTGCAGCCACATTGCTGTGGAACGGTGATATTCAGGGCCCGGTGTGGGGCGGGGATTATTTATCAAATTATGTCAATAAAATAAACGCATATGGCGTGGTTGCGCTGGCGCGTGGCGCACAGACAGTGCTCGGTGCTGGAGAGGCTTATCCAGGCTCTTTTTTGACTCAAAATACTGTTACGCCACACTTTAAAGCCTCGCGCCCCTTGTTTATGCAGCGGCCCGGCGGCCAGTGGGTTCAAATGGGGGGCGATATTTAATGACAACACTACAACATTATAAAAATTTTGAAATATCAACACAGCAATATGACCCGGAGTTGCAGGCTGAAGTGATTTATCACGTTGATGAAAACGGTAGGGATTGGTACGCACTGCAAAAAACATTTAGCGAAGACACAATAAAAGTGGGCTATAACGCGCAAGGGTTTGTTTGCACAGTGTCAGAGCATGTTTACGCGATTGCGCCAACAGGCTTATCTATTGTTGAAGTTAATTCATTGCCTGCGGGTTTTTCTTTAGCGTTTGGCGCTTACGAGTACCTTGACGGCGCTGTAGTGATGCGCATTCCGTCAGTTGATGATCTCACAGCAGCGGCGGAAGAGCGTCGGCGCGAGTTGATGAGTAATGTGTCTGTTGAGATAGCAACACTTGATGATATTGCGCAAAGCGGCACGGGTACAGAGCAAGAACAAGAGCGACTGGCTGCATTAAAACAGTATCGTATTGCATTGATGCGACTTGATATTAATGAGCAGTGGCCGGTGTTGCCTGCGTGACGTGGCATAAATCGACGTTACGCATTCCGAAAAATCTGGCCCCGGTCAGCTGCTCGACCGTGGCCGTTCATCCCTGGGCGTTTGGCGTAGGCCAGACGGAGAAATCAGGTTCGTTTCTGAGTCCGGCTAATGCAATTAACGCACTCGCCAGCCGGTTAGCCGGCGCAGACAGTGATCAGGATGTGCTGATATTGCTTATTACTGCGAAAACCCTGGCTGAATTTATTACGTTGTTGACCGCCGCCGCTGAAGTGTTCCCGATACCGTCGCTAACGCAAGTTCAGCGACGGGCTAAGGCGGCGTTAAGTCTCGATAGCAGTAAAATGCAAATCCCGGCAAAGCCCGGCGGCTTGCCCGCCAGTGCGCCGCTGTCAGTTGCGACTACGCGCCAGGCGTCCGGGGCGCAAGCCTTGCAAAAAGCGATCAGTGATACCGCCGCCGGCAGCAGTAGCGCGGCTATCGGTACCGCGCTGGCTGCATTCGCACAGCAGCGCGCCGCAATGCTGGCCGAGGTAATGAGTGGGCTGGAACAATTGCAGGGGGCGAGTGTCCCGGTCTGGTCGCTGGCCGTTGATGGCAACACGCAGACGGCAATCGCAGAGATGAAGAAAGAGATCCCCGATAGCCAGGCCATTTTTAGCCTGGCGTTACTGTTTGTGGGCGCAGATTTGGCCCCACTGCGGGCAATGGTGGTAAATCATGACTGATATTGTGATGTTGGCGCTTGACGGCGAAGCTATTCCGCTAAAAAACATCATTGTGACGCTCTCTATGTCAATACAAGACAAAGACCAAAGCGGGCAGGCCAGCAGCACGGCCAGCGCGGAGCAAGGCACAAAAGGTAAAGAGTTAAAGGTGTCCGGGATAGTCGCTTATAGCGATAAATCGATATTGACCCGTATTTTCAGTCTTGCTGAAGCGAAAAACAGTGACGGCAGTAAAAAACGCTATCGCGTGGCACATGAAATGGCGCAAGCAGTAAAGTTTCGGGAAGCCACATTTAGCAGCGGCGTGGATGCAGCGCAACAGACAGACAGCATGGCCTGGCTGGTTAATTTTACGCTGACTGAACATGCAAGCGTTGCTGAGCGTAAAGCACAACAAGCGAGCGCGGGCGGTAAAACTACGACAATCCAGACAGCAGATGGCACCGCCGGCGCGGCAGACGGTGAAACAGCAGAAACCCGCACGTGGTTTGAAAGTGTGCTGCAAAAAGTCGATAACGCTATCGGTCCCGCCGGGGGTGAAGCATGAAATCCGTTGTCACGCTGAGGGTCGGTGATGATGTGATTGCTGCAAATAAATTAAATCTTTCACTTTCGTTAAACGGCTGTGGGATGGGGTTTGTTACAGCAATAACGGATCGGGACTGTACTGGCGAGCTGGTGCGGCTGGATTTGGGTTATAACACATCAATATATCGCTGGCTGACGGGATTTGTTGAACGTAGCGCGCCGGCTGAAAATGGCGCACAACGATTAATGGTGCGCGAGCTGGTCGGCGTGTTCGAACGTTCGTGTCCGTGCTCACTGCAACACCCTACATTACGCGACGTCACCGAGGCTATCGGCGCGGCAACGAATATGCGGTTTGTCTTGCCCGCCGGCACGGCTTATACAGACACCCCGATCCCCCATTTTCAACACAATGGCAGTGGTTATCTGCTTTTAAAGGATTTGGGCCGCGCGTTCAGTATTCCGGATTATTGCTGGTACCAGCTGCCAGACGGAACGGTTTATGTCGGCAGTTATGCAGACTCCCGTTTTGCATTGACGCCAGTCGATATCCCGCCGGAATTCGCCCAGGGCGGTAGCGGCGGTAATAGCCTGGAATTGCCGCTTATCCCTGCCATTCGTCCCGGCGTGATTGTTAATGGCCGGCGCATCACTAGAGTTGATGTAAGTCATGACACTATGACCTTGATCTGGACGCCGCTCGACAGCCAGGGCCAGCCGGCACAGAAAACAGCAGAGCAGCGCCAGATTGATAAAATTTACCCAGAGCTGGGCGCGGGCTTACATTTGCCCCGTCTGGCGCGGGTGATGAGTCCGACAGATGCGGCTGAGCTGGGCGACCCGTCAGACCCCTTTCGCCCGCGTTACGCTGTCAACGTTCAGTTACTTGACGAGAACGGCAACGCCGCCGCCGGCGCACAGGAATATAACGCGGTACCGCTACCGGTACCGATGGCTGGCAGTGAGGGCGGCATGTTCCAGTTCCCGTCAGAGGGGACATTGGTAGAAATTGGTTTTGCGGATGGCCGGCCAGATAAGCCGATGATCCGGCAAACGCTGTCTGAAGGACTATCACTACCCGCCGTCAAGCCAGGCGAGCAGTTGCAGCAACAGCGCGCCGGCGTCAGTCAGCGCGTGACGGTAGACGGCAGTTGGCAGCGTGATACCGATCAGGCGATCGAGGAAACCAGTAGCCGGCGCAGCGTGACCAGCGACGAGGAAAACCGCACTACCACAACCCGCAGTGCCACGATAAAAGCCAATGACAGCACTACAGTTTTGGGGACTAAAACACTCATGGCCGGCCAGGTGGTGCAACTTGCCGAGGGTGACTACTCAATAGGGACATCGGCCAATATGTTGACCAAGGTCGGCAAAGACAGAACTGACGATGTTGGCCATAACCAAAATGTCACGGTTGGCCAGGACCAGACTACTGATATCGGCGGGGCGCTCACTGAGAAAATCGCCGGTATTCGTCGCAGTGTTGCCGCCGCGCAGGAACTGATCGCCCCGTCAGTTCGTTTGGGTACTGATGAAGTTAACGTGTTGACGCTGCTCACTGATACGCTTGATGTCATACAAACGCTGGCACAGCAGACAGCAAATCACACGCACAACAACACCGGCGGTCCGCTTAACGCGGGTGATTTTACTGCCACCGCAAATCGCGCATCATCACTCGCTGTCAAGTACGGCCCGTTCATCGCTTAACCACTCGACTGCAGCACAGACGTAAATGTCTGTGCTCGACACCCAGGCAATAAACCCGCAGCAATCACCCCCCATAAAACACGCTCAGAGCCTCACCACGGCGCACGATGCTTGGGTGTCCCTACGCATCGTCAACACACGGCATAAGCGCGCCATTGCCCACCAGTGAACCACATCACGTAAATATCGCGACGTAAAAGAATCGGCACGTAAAACGCACACGCCCACCGCACCTGCACAAAATAGATGGAGGACTTATTACAGTTTGCCAGCGCCGCAAACGCCCACGCGGAGCCGCGCCAGTGCTGATGATCTCGCATGGATCACATAATGTAATCTGTGCAATAGATTTCAATGATTTACAGTGACCGGGATGATCTAGGTAGGATCGTGATTAATTAATCCATTGAATATAAAGGTGTTTTTTATTTTACGCCAGATCAGGTGTGGGGCGCGAGGTGTGCGAGAGAACAAGCAGAAAATAGCGCCAAGCCAGACGCCGCAAGGGATGAGGGCAAAACAGGTAATAATTTTAATACTGTAAAAACTGGCGAGAAACTCACAACGATCACTAACAACATTCAAGCGCCCAGGTCCGGACTAGACCCCCGGATAAAATGTAATTTGCTAACTTTACGTGTATGTCACAACATGCAACAAAGCCCCGCAAGCGGGGCCATGTTTACTCAGTGTGGTCAATGCGTGGACACTACTTGAAATTAATCCTTTAATTTCAAGTTGTTAGTTTAAATATAAACGCGTCGTGAGATGCCTTTAAAAAGTTTGGATAACTATTTCAGCCAGATAGCAAATATCCCTCCCCTATGCCCGTTTCCCAAATCTGCCATGAATCACATTCTCGCCATTTTCCAGACTATCCATATAGTCGGCATACCATTGCAGCATTTCTCTGCGACCATCCAGATATTGAGCGTGATTATAAGTACCGCGAATACTGTTTTTATCGACATGAGCCAGTTGTGTTTCTATCCAGGCCGTATTGAAACCCTGCTCATGCAAAATAGTGCTCATTGTGTGGCGAAAACCATGTCCAGTGGCTCTGCCGCCATAACCGATACGTCGGATTAGTACATTGAGTGTCATCTCACTGATAGGCTTGCTGTGCTGTATTCTGCCAGGGAACACAAACTGATAGCGCCCGCTGATAGGTTGAATCTGCTTTAGTATCGTAATGGCTTGATCCGGAAGCGGCACCATATGTGGCCGACGCATCTTCATTCGCACCGCGGGGATCTCCCATAAGGCATTATCAAAATCAAACTCTGCCCATTCGGCCTGCCGCAATTCACCTGGGCGGGTACCGGTGAGGATCAACAACCGCATAGCCAACTTAACCAACATGCTGCCGCTATAACTGGCAAGGCTGGAAAGAAATTCAGGGATTTCATTAATCGTAAGATGTGGATAGTGTTCGCGTTTATGAGGAGCAAAAGCACTGGCAAGGTCAGGGGCGGGATTATATTCGGCTCGGCCTGTGATGATGGCGTATTTCCAAACCTCACCACATCGCTGCCGAACCTTACGCATTTTCTCAGTGGCACCCCGTTTTTCTAACTTGGACAGCACGGCCATCAGCTCAAGCGGTTTAATTTCTTTGATTGGCCGGTAACCGATATATGGAAAAACGTCACTTTCAAACGTGCTCATCATTTCTAAACGATAAGATTCAGACCACCTATCGTAACGCCGTTGATACCACTCTCGGGTGATAGCTTCAAAGGTATTCGTCGCTTCACCTTGTCGGGCTAGTTTTTCCTGTTGTTTGTTCTGGCTGGGATCACCGCCACCAGCGACAATCTTCTTAGCCTCGTCACGTTTTACTCTGGCAACCGCTAACGACACGTCTGGATACACCCCCACGGCCAACAACTTCTCTTTCCCCGCAAAGCGGTACTTTAAACGCCAATAACGCGAGCCATTGGTATTGACCAATAAGTACAAACCGCCCCCATCCGCGAGCTTATAGGCTTTGTCTTTGGGTTTGGCTGTTTCAACCTGCCGGGCGTTTAGCTTCATCTGGGGGTACCCTTTAAGTGGGTATAATTTGATACCCCCATATATACCCCCCGCTATAAATAGATTTCAATAGACGAACATGTATATAGGAATAACTAGATTAGCCTGAGAAGTGCAGATTTACTGGGTTTGATGGACTTCGGGAGATACTGAGAGACGTTAAGTTGGAGCGGGTGAAGGGAATCGAACCCTCGTATAGAGCTTGGGAAGCTCTCGTTCTACCATTGAACTACACCCGCGTCGGTGTGCGGCTAGCATTATAACCGGTTCTGCCCTATGGGCAAGCGAAGATATGCTCTAAGCGCCGGTATTTTAAGCGATTAGATTAAACAATACATCACTAACACCGTTTTACTTCAAGAAACAAGTTTAGCTGACTCAGTAAAAAGGGCGCCGTAGCGCCCTGAGGAATTTATCGTTAAACCGTGTCGCTTATTTTACCGGGCGCATCGCTGGGAATAAAATGACATCACGGATGGTATGGCTATTGGTAAACAACATAACCATACGGTCAATACCAATACCTAGCCCTGCGGTTGGTGGTAAGCCATGTTCCAATGCAGTGATATAGTCTTCATCGTAGAACATCGCTTCATCATCGCCAGCTTCTTTAGCACTTACCTGATCGGCGAAACGCTGCGCCTGGTCTTCGGCATCGTTCAACTCAGAGAAGCCATTACCAATTTCACGGCCACCGATGAAGAATTCAAAGCGGTCAGTGATAAATGGATTATCGTCATTACGGCGTGCTAGCGGAGAAACCTCGGCTGGATATTCTGTGATGAACGTTGGCTGGATAAGATGACTTTCTGCGGTCTCTTCAAAGATTTCACATTGAATACGACCCAGGCCCCAGCTCTTCTCAACCTTGATACCCAATGATTCGGCAATTGCGACGGCTTTATCCATATCGTCTAAATCCGCGACATTGGTTTCAGGACGATATTTACAAATAGCTTCTTTCATGGTCAATTTGGCAAAAGGCTTACCGAAATCAAAAGTCTGTTCGCCATATTGCACCACACTGCTCCCCAATATGGTTTCGGTCAGAGTGCGGAATAGCTCTTCCGTCAAGACGATCAGGTCTTTATAGTCCGCATAAGCCATATAGAGTTCCATCATGGTGAACTCTGGGTTATGACGTGGCGAAACCCCTTCGTTGCGGAAGTTACGGTTGATTTCGAACACACGTTCGAAGCCCCCCACGACCAGACGTTTCAGATACAGCTCTGGCGCGATACGCAAATACATATCGATATCCAACGCATTGTGATGCGTGACAAACGGACGTGCGGAAGCGCCGCCAGGGATCACTTGCATCATTGGCGTTTCGACTTCCATGAAGCCTTTTTCAACCATGAAGCTACGGATACCGGACATCACTTGCGAACGGACTTTGAAAGTATGACGAGACTCGTCGTTAGCAATCAGATCCAAATAACGCTGGCGGTAACGGGTTTCCTGGTCAGCTAAGCCATGGAATTTATCTGGCAATGGACGCAGAGCCTTGGTCAACAGACGCAGTTCGCTACAGTGGATCGACAGCTCACCGGTTTTGGTTTTAAACAGTTTACCGCGCGCACCCAGGATATCGCCCAGGTCCCACTTTTTGAATTCTTCGTTATAAACGCCTTCCGGTAGGTCATCACGGGAAACGTACAACTGGATACGGCCACCAACATCTTGCAGAGTCACAAATGATGCTTTACCCATGATACGGCGGGTCATCATACGGCCAGCAACGGTTACGTCGATATTCAGTGCTTCTAACTCTTCATTCTCTTTACTGTCAAACTCGGCATGCAACTGGTCGGAAAGGTTCTCACGGCGGAAATCATTAGGGAATGCAATTCCCTTTCCCCGTAAGACAGCCAGTTTTTCTCGACGGGCTTGTAACTCACTATTGAGTTCTTGCGCTTGCTCAGCGACTTGTGGTTTTTGCTCTGACATCTCAGTTCCTCATAGCCCGGCTTTCAAGCTTGCTTCAATAAATTTGTCCAGATCGCCATCCAGTACAGCTTGCGTGTTGCGTGTTTCCACACCGGTACGCAAATCTTTAATACGGGAGTCATCCAATACATAAGAACGGATCTGGCTACCCCAGCCGATATCGGACTTATTGTCTTCCAAAACCTGTTTATCAGCATTTTTCTTTTGCATCTCAAACTCATACAGCTTAGCTTTCAGCTGTTTCATCGCTTGATCTTTGTTTTTATGCTGCGAACGGTCATTCTGGCATTGAGTCACGATATTGGTTGGAATATGAGTAATTCGCACCGCAGATTCTGTTTTGTTGACGTGCTGACCACCCGCACCGGATGCACGGTAAACGTCAATACGCAGGTCTGCCGGGTTAATTTCAATATCAATATCGTCATCAACTTCTGGATAGACAAAGGCTGAACTGAAAGAGGTATGGCGGCGACCGCCCGAATCAAATGGGCTTTTACGTACCAGACGGTGTACGCCAGTTTCAGTACGTAACCAACCGAAGGCATATTCACCAATTATTTTGACGGTGGCAGATTTCAAACCAGCAACATCACCGTCAGATTCTTCGATGATCTCAGTTTTAAAGCCTCTAGACTCAGCCCAGCGCAAGTACATACGCAGTAACATACTGGCCCAGTCCTGAGCTTCAGTGCCACCAGAGCCTGCTTGTAAGTCCAGATAGCAGTTGGCGCGATCATATTCGCCAGAGAACATACGACGGAATTCGAGCTGGCCCAGCTTGCCATCAAGAACCTCTAACTCAGCAATTGTTTCGTTAAAGGTTTCTTCATCATCAGCTTCAACGGCTAATTCCAGCAGGCCGGACACGTCTTCCAAGCCTTGCTCTAATTGATCAATGGTGGTGACAATCTCTTCCAGCGTAGAACGCTCTTTGCCCAACGCTTGGGCGCGTTCGGGTTCATTCCAGACGTCGGGCTGTTCCAGCTCGGCGTTTACTTCTTCCAGTCGCTCTTTCTTGGCATCATAGTCAAAGATACCCCCTGAGAACGGCTGTCCGATCAGACAGGTCCTGAATTCGGTTTTTTACCGGGTTTATTTCAAACATGATTTAAAGTCTTACGTTGTGTCGTAGATGACGGAATGTCATGAGAACCGATAATTCTAACGGATCTGTACGACAGTTTATAGCAGGTTGATTATATTTGTAGCGCCATCCCCTTCTTCCTTGGCGTTGCAACGGTGTTAGCCGCGCAAGGAAGAAGGCTGAGTAATCGGCTAACGCGCTAATAAGGCCACAAGTGTTGAACCAGCAACTGAACACTACGATTACCACGATATTCATTAATATCCAGTTTATAGGCCAATTTAACTTCTCGCACGCTGCTATCCGGCCACAAAGTGGTATCGACATTAAAGGCAATTCCATCTAACAAAGGCCCGCCATTCAGCGGCTCTACCATGAGTTTCAGGTGACGCTCACCCACTAAGCGCTGCTGTAAGATACGGAATTTGCCATCAAAGGTCGGCTCAGGGAAAGATTGCCCCCATGGACCACCGTCGCGCAATAGCTCTGCGGTCTCCAGTGATAACTCAGCACCGTTCAGTTCGCCATCAGACCAAATAACGCCTTCCAATTGCGAAGCATCCATCCATTCACCGACTAAATCTGCAAAACGCTGGCGGAATTCATCGAATTTACCTTCCTCCAGCGATAACCCTGCCGCCATGGCGTGCCCACCAAACTTCAGTATTAACCCTGGGTTCAGAGTGTCCAGACGCTCAAGGGCATCACGCATATGCAAACCCGCAACGCTACGACCCGACCCTTTCAATAACCCTTCTCCCGCTGGGGCAAAAGCGATAACCGGGCGGTGAAAGCGTTCTTTGATGCGTGAAGCCAAAATACCCACAACGCCCTGATGCCATTCTGGATGGTACATCGCGATACCGTAAGGTAATTCACTGCTGGTGCGCTCCAACTGGTCACACAGTTGCAAAGCTTCAACCTGCATACCCTGTTCTATCTCGCGCCGGGTTTTATTCAAGGTGTCAAGATCGATTGCCAGTGCTCGCGCCTGAGCAATATCGTCACTCAGCAGTAGCGCCACCCCGATGGACATATCATCTAAACGCCCCGCCGCATTCAACCGTGGGCCAAGAGAAAAGCCTAAATCGTTCGCGGCCAATTGGCGCGCATCACGGTTAGCGACCTCCAATAATGCGCGAATTCCTGGACGGCATTTCCCCGCACGAATACGACTTAACCCTTGATGGACCAAAATACGGTTATTGGCATCCAACGGCACCACATCTGCCACCGTACCCAATGCCACCAAATCCAACAGTTCAGCCAGATTAGGGACCGCTAAGGTACGTTGTTCAAACCAACCACATTCCCTGAGACGGGCGCGCAGCGCCAGCATCAAATAGAAAGTGACACCGACCCCCGCCAATGACTTGGATAAAAAATCGCAACCGGCCAGATTTGGGTTAATGATGGCATCCGCCGCGGGTAATGTTTCGCCCGGCAAATGGTGGTCCGTCACCAGAACCTGAATACCTTTGGCATGAGCCAGATCGACCCCGGCATGAGAGGAAATACCGTTATCCACAGTAACAATCAGCTCTGCCCCTCTGGCCGCAACTTGTTCAACCACTTCGGGGCTAAGCCCATAACCATCTTCAAATCGGTTAGGTACCAGATAATCAAGGTTACTGCCGCCCATACTGCGCAAAGCCAGCACCGCCAACGCGGTACTGGTCGCGCCGTCAGCATCAAAATCGCCGACAATGACAATACGCCGCCGATCAGCCAGGGCTTGTTGTAATAAGGTGACGCCAGCGTCAATACCATCCAGTTTTTGCCATGCCAGTAGGCCTTTCACGCCCCTCTCCAACTCCTGCGCATCCTTTACGCCACGGCTAGCATAGAGACGACGCAGTAACGGGGGCAATTGCGCAGGTAAATGGCTGTCATCTGCCGCCTCACGGCGGCGAAGTTGGGTTTTCAACGTCACAGGTAATCAACCACCCGCTTTTAGTGAAGCCTGATGCGCATTAAGCATCTGTAGCATTTCTTTCGGTCCCTGATAGCCTGGGACAATAGTGCCATTTTGCAGCACAATAGCTGGCGTACCCTGGATACCAAATTGCACACCTAGCTGATAATGCTTGCTGATATCGGTTTTGCAGGTTGCTGGGGAGATATCATTATTTTTCATGGCATCATCAAAGGCTTTATTACGATCAGCCATACACCAGATAGAACGCATGTCTTTTTCCGCCTGAGAGCTTAACCCCTGACGCGGGAAGGCCAGATAGCGAACAGTGATGCCAAGCGCATTATAATCTTTCATTTGTTCGTGCAATTTACGGCAGTAGCCGCAGGTAATGTCTGTGAACACCGTAATGACGTGTTTTTCCTCGGGTGCTTTATACACAATCATTTCACTGCTCAATGCTTCCAGTTTTTTCAGCAACGCCTGATTGGTCACATTGATGGGCTGATCGCCACTCACGTCATACAGCGGCCCTTGCAGCAGATGTTTACCATCTGCTGAGATATAGAGCACGCCGCTTTCGGTCATCACCGTACTAATGCCTGGGATAGGTGACGGCTGGATATCAGCTTGTTGGATATCTAATTTTTTTAAGGTTTGCTGAATAGCAGAATCATCTGCATTAGCAACCCCCGATAATGCAGCCATTAACATTGGCAGCAGCAATAAACTTTTTTTCATTTATAAATCCTATCTTTTTCCATACAGCGATTAAGCGCGTGGATGATGCTGTTGATGTAGCTGTCTCAAACGTTCAGTCGCTACATGCGTATAAATCTGAGTTGTCGACAGATCACTGTGGCCCAGTAACATTTGCACTACACGTAAATCGGCACCGTGATTCAGCAGATGCGTGGCAAAGGCATGGCGTAGCACATGGGGTGAAAGCCGTTCACTATCAATACCGGCAAGGATCGCATAGTGTTTGATGCGATGCCAGAAAGTCTGACGGGTCATTTGCTGGCTACGGTTACTGGGGAACAATACATCCAGCGATGCGCCATTAACCAACCAAGGCCGGCCATGCTCCATATAGTTCTCAATCCAATACACAGCTTCTTCCCCCAAGGGGACCAAGCGCTCTTTATTCCCTTTACCAATCACTCTCACCACACCTTGGCGTAGACTAACATCACTGATGGTCAGCCCGACCAATTCTGACACCCGCAAGCCGGTGGCATAGAGCACTTCCAGCATTGCTTTATCGCGCAGTTCCAAGGGAATGTCCACATTGGGCGAGTTAAGTAACGCATCGACCTGTGCCTCACTTAAATCCTTCGGCAAGCGCTGCGGTAATTTGGGTGAAGAGAGCAGCGCAGTCGGATCATCCTCACGCAGTTTCTCCCGGTATAAATATTGAAATAACCGGCGCATCGCACTGAGTAAACGAGCCGAGCTGGTGGCTTTATAGCCACCCTCGATCCGTTCAGCAAGGAAGGATTGCAAGTCCTGCGGGCTGGCGCGCAATAAATCACTGTTATGGTGTGTCAACCATCCAACCAGCGCATGTAAATCCAAACGGTATGACGCCAGTGTATTCTCTGCCAGATTTCGTTCCAGCCACAGAGCATCAAGAAATTGTTCAATCAGCGGGTTATCTTGCTGTTTCATTGCTGTCTCTCTCTTTGATTGAACTCAGTCACCATTATGCCTGATGACAGGGTAAATCTGGTACACTCGATGCTATTCCTTATTAGCAATGCTACGGCTATACATCATGAAGATTGGTCTTTTTCATTGATTGACATAAAAAACATTACAAATCAAATATTTATAATTTAAAATTTTATGAATTGGCGATGGATTGGCGGCGGCGTTTTCATCAATCTAATCAGTGGATAGTGAAGGCTACCCTGTACATCAGTGGGTAATGGGTAAGCTGGCGCAGTAATTTCAGTTTTACTGTACGTTAGAAACTCCAGCGCAAGCATTGCCACGCCTGACTTGCGCATTTTTTTACCACGTTATTATTTGATACTTCCCGTAAGTACAAAACCCACGTAATTCACATAATCCCCTTTAAATTCAATTAACTAAAATTCTCCGCGATCCACTTCGAGATCCAAAAACTGAAAAACACTGAAATTCTTTTCAACCTTTTCAGTTGGCAAAATGCTGCAAAGCCCCAGCCACGGCGCGGGCTGGCGGGATGTTTTGTAGAAAATTAAAACTGAAAAAACTTTATAACGCAAAGTGTGCAGGCGGGTGCGGTGTAGTGCCGTTTCCGTCATGATTACGTTTCTTCCGTGGGGTATTCCGCTACGTGCGCGGGGCGTGGCTGGCGTGATCCATTTCGAGTATTGCGGTGTAATGGTGGGTTTATTGCGTGGCGTGTTGGGCTGCTGGCGGTGCTTTTGGATAGGCGTAAAAAAGCCCGCGCGCGGCGGGCAGATTAGGCGAGATCGATTAGCCGATCACAGGGGAATATTTACTGCGTAATCCATCAGACTTGGCCCCGGTGGCGGTGATACTCCCGGCGTTCAGCGGGCCATCAGTATTGGTATGGGTGTGTGCTGCGGTCAGTGCTGCCAGCTCTTTCACCACATCCAGCGTATCCAGCATGAGGGCCATCACGTTAATCTGCTGGCTACCCATCCATACTACCGGCGCTATCACATCCTGCCGGGCGGCGGCGATGCTACTGCGGATATTACCAATCTTCTCTATCAAGTCCTGCCCCACATCGGTGGTTAAGGTTTTGCCCACTTTGGCCATGTAACTGGCTTGGGTCGCCAGACTGTAATCCCCCTCACTAATCTGCTGGATAGCACCGGCCAGTAAGGTGGCCGTTCCCAGTACCGTGGTTTTATCGGTAGCCTGAACCGTGGTTTCTCTGACCACCAGTGTGCGGGTTTCATCATCGGCGGTAATCACCCGGCTCATTGATTCCTCACGGATCACCTGATCGGTTTTGCGCTCCCAGTCCCCTGCCACCGTCACCCGCTGCGATACTCCGGCGCGCTGTTGCTGTAGTTGCTCACCCGGCTGCACGGTGGGCAGGTTATTGCCCTGTGATAGCGTCTGACGCACAAAGGGTTTATCCGGCCTGCCGCCAGTAAAGCCCACTTCCACTAAGGTACCCGCTGGCGGGAACTGGAACATGCCCGACTCCGCCCCCGCCATCGGCAGGGGAAGCGGCACCGCAGGGTAAACCGGCGTATCCGCTGCGGCCTGACCATCATCATCCAGCAATTGCAGATTCACGGCATAGCGGGGCCGGAACGGGTCGGCCATATCACCGCAGGTCACCGCCTCGCTTGGCCCCTCAACACGGGCCATTTTCGGCAGATGCAACCCGGCTGATAACTCCGGGTAAGCATTATCAATCTGGCGCTGGATGGGGGTTTTCTGCAACGGTTGGCCGGTGGTTTTATTACGCGGCGTCCACGTTAACACCAAATCATCATTATTCAGCCGAACAGTGGTTAACCGCTGGCCATTCAATTCCACGCCGGGGCGCACCGATTGGATCATAGGCACGGTCATGGTATTGCCTGCCGCCGCTGCGGTGCTGAATTCTGACGGGATATCTATCGGTTTACCGGCGAACAATGAATGCTGCCAACTGCCCACATAGACCGCGCCGTCGGGTAACTGGTACCAGACATAATCCACGATACCAAAGGCGTTGCCGATATTGGCCAACAACTGATAACCACTGCCGCTGTGGGTAAAATGCGGGATTGGCTTATCGTTATAGTCAGCGCTGGCGGCAAGCTGGAACGTCAGCCCGCTGTTATCGGTCAGCCAGTCGGCCAACTGGCGCAGGGTCGGGTGTTGCATCGATACCGGCCACATACGCTCAAAAATACCGGTTAACTCACGCACAAATAGCCGCTGTGCGCCGTTCTCTGCCGGTTGCGAACGCTCCACATAACCGGTAAACCAGCGCAATACCAATTCAGGGTAACCCGCATCCAGCCGTACCAGTTTGCCGGTGTAATCTGTAGTGGTTTCAGCGGTGATAAAGCCGCGCCCGCAGGCGTTCAGCTCCAGCACCAGAGTGGCATCAACCAGCGGCACCGTATCGCCGGACAGCATCAGCCTGCGGATAGGTTTCATGAGTCTGGCCCCAGTGCATCATTGACGGGCTTCAACACCTTGCGCTCAAACCAGCTTAACTGCTCGGCATCCTCGCCCGCCTCACTGCCTGCGGCCCCACTGCCTGCCGTCTGTTTTTGTGTGGCCGTTTTACCACCTGCGCGGGCTTCGCGTTTTTCTGACACACTCAAAAACTCTTTCAGGGTAAAGGTTACCAGCCACGCCATTTTGCCATCCTGTTTCGGGGCATCAATTGCGCCAGTAAAGGTGGCCAGCCGGAAATTAATTGCCTGCGCCACCTGATTAGCCACCCGGTATTTTTTCAGTGCGCCGCCTGCATCTTTGGTTTCAGCCAGTGCAAAAAGTCGGGTTAATACCTCCGGGGTACTGAATGGCACCATGCCGGAAATGCGTAATTCTTTGGCCTTGATGCCCTGCTCTGCCGTGGCGGTACTCGAAGTCTGGCCGGATTGGTCTTTTTCCTGAAATTGCATTGTTGGGGTCACGGTCAGCCCCTTTAACGGAATGGCTTCACCGTCCAGTGCCAGCATAACTATCTGTGTCATGGATCATCGCCTCCAGCGTGGTTAAATCCTCTCCGGCAAATAAGGTGGCCAGAGTAAAAACAGCATCCTGCTGCGGTACGTTCTTTTTCATCTCGCTGGCCACCGTGGCCGCGCTGCCGCTGGCGGTAAATACCCATGCCTGCGCACGGCCTGCCAGTAGGCCATCTAATGCACTTTCCATGCTGGCCAGTGCCGCCGCTTTGGCACGGGCAAAACCGGACAATGCCGACGCCAGCCCCGCCAGATTAGCCCCCGCCCCAGCGGCATCTTTGGCCTGTGCAATACGTTGGGCATTAATGGCCATGCGACTGGTTGCGGTGGATAACAACTGCGGCAGCGGCAATCCGCTTCCGGCATTGGCCGGTAACTGCATTTTGGTGGTGGCCAGCGTTACCGCCGTGCTGGCCATGCGGGCCACTTGCGAGAATACAGGTAAGGGCAGCACCGCAGAAAATTGGGTAAGTACCTGCATAAAGGCCGGGTGGTCAGTGGCGCAGACCATAAACACCACCACGCGCGGCTGGCCACCGCTGCCCGCCAACTTTCCCGCCAGATGATCCACGGCGTTCTGCGGACTCAGATAACTGCCCGATCCCTCACTACGGCCCACGCCATAAAGCCACGGATGCACCGGCAGCATGGCGCAATTGACTGCAGCCATGTTGCCGGGGATCGATAATGTTGCTTTACGCCACATTGGGGGATTCTGGCCAGTTGATGTCGGGCGCTTTCGATATATCAATACGCATAAGTGCAACGCGGTATTTCTTCCAGGCCGCGAGTTCAGATATTTCTTTTTTGCTGGCTTCTTCTGCGTCAACTGCATCTTGTCGCCAGTCAATTTCAGAGTCTGCTACCTCCTTTCGTACTCTTTTATTCTGCACCGCACAATATATCAATTCATCAATTGTTATCGGTGGAATATCGACCCATGCCGGGCGGCCCGATACTGACCCGAGAACTTTGCCGCCGGCTGGCGTCACTTTCCAGTATTTATCAGATTCTTTATCTGAAAGTAGAACCGCGTCACCCGGCCACGTATTTATATTGTAAGTACCGTCAAACCGCCATTCAGCAGGTATGAATCCATTTAAAGTAGCGCTGTAATAGACCATTAATTTCTCCTCAATACCCTATGACTAAAATAAGCGGCGTGGCGGTTCCGGGGACCGAACCGGAACCAAAGACTTGAGAAAACAGAGTGATAGAATTTCTGTTTGTTGATGTGACTTGAAACATCTGGTCACATGCACCAGTGCCATTCCCGAGTGTTGATACGCTTGAAAATATACAAGCGGAGGGGAATGCGATTGGAAATGATAATGGTCCCATCGATGCTTCACCCATCGATGTATTTCCAGCGAACCACTGAATAATCAATCCGCCTGGCACGTCAGGAATACGGATATAGTCACTTGTTGTCACTGCTTTCGGCTGTTGAGCTGATATTTGCTGCCATTGCTGCCACGGCCCCGATCCATTCCATGCCGCACTCAGACCACGAACGAACTTCAATCCAGAATACGACGTGTACTCTTGCTGACAACCATAAGCGCTAGGTGTGACGAGCAGAGTTCCACTTGCGCGCACTGGATAATTATTATTTTCAGTCACAGCGTCTGTTATCTGATACCACACGCCAATTTCATCAGCATTCCCGATTAAATTTAGATTTTTTGAATCAAGAGGCCCCCCAACAGCAAATCCACCGATGCTCTTCAAGGCTGCGGCAGGGCTGGCTACATCAGACAGATTTTTTTCTAATTGCAACGCCCCCTTCGCACTATTTATTGTCGTCAATAAATTCAGATTTGTAATTGCAGCAAGTACAGCGGGCGGGCCAGCCGCTGCTATTTCTGAGAGATTATTCGCAATTTTCAGGGCGGCGTCATTTGCAGTTTTAACAGCTTTCGATGTTGCAGCGTGCGTTTCGCTATCGCTATCTACAGCACTACTTAACTGAATGAAACCCTTCTCACTCAGTGTGGCATCCGGGTGATCACGCGATTTCGCATGCTCTTTTAGTGCGGCATTGATATCGTCAATGGCTTTATCAAACGGATTTGCATCACGCTTATCTTCCTCCCCGGAAGCAGTAATTAACGCCAGCGGGGTAATGTAGTGGGCAAAGCCGTTGGCATCGGTGTAATCATCAAAATCCCCGGCACTATCTTTCACGCCAAGATGGATAATCGGTGCAAATTCACTTAACACGCTACCCTGATAACTGACATCGGCGTAAACCACATTACCGGTTGCGGCCTCAAGTAGCGCATCATCAGCCAGCAAAGCACGAATGCCGCCCACATAGGCCAGACCAGCCTTAACCCGGTATTTATCACCGTCTTTGCTCACTGAAAAACCGTCACCGAAAAAGGCGGCATGACCGTAATAATCCAGATTTGCCAGACGGCAAACCTCATCAATACCGCGCAGCCGGGCACTAAAATCAATCTGCCACGTTTGCGCCGATACGGTGATTTGGCTGGCCTCTGCGGCCCCGGCAAACTCCATTAAAAAAGTGCGGGTGATGTTATTACCCTGCACCCCGTTAGCGGTGGCAATTTTCTGCTGTGCCGGGGTATGCACAATCATGCACAGGGTATTACTGGCGGCATCAACCAACCCAATCCAGTTAAAGGTAAAATCGCCCACACGGGTATCCAGCACCACCGAATAGGCTACCGCTGAATCGTTAATCATGCCGTACTGCGCCACCACATCCCGATGCACAATCTGGCCATCAGCCGGAATGCCCTCATCCGGGTTAATGTCAGCGGCAGGATCAAGCCCCGGAACGTGGGCAAAAATAATGGTATCCGGGCGGGCCGGTAAGTTATTTAACACCTGCCCCGCTTGCCAGTGTTCAAATGCGCGGGTAATCACCGTTGCCATATCAATATCCTTATTTCAATTTTGCCGCATAGATTTCATGCGAATGCTGTAACTGGGTGGGTATCACTGCCACCGCGCCCTTAATCGTGCCGGGTGCGATCATTAATTTTGCGTGGTGGTTGCGGTATTCGTTGCTGAATTCCCCACAGTGCATCGTCACTGTTCTGGCGTTGAGCACTTGGAAAATGTAGCGACGGCATGTGCGGCCATACTGGCGGATCAGCGCCATCATCAACGTGTTGTTTTCCGCTATCTGGTTATCATTCACCCGGATAAGAATGACGTCCCAGTCATGGCCCGGCTGGCGCTCCAGTTGCGTTATCACACCAATATCTAACCGCTTAAAGATGGCGCTGAATCCCGCGACTGAACCGGCATCAGCGGCGTTAATAAAAGCGTATTGCACTCGCTTACGAAACAGGCTCAACGGCTCACCGTTAAAGCGGTTGATATCGCGCTGATAGGCCAACACGTTCAACAACGGCACCGCGCAGGTGGCGGCATCAAACTGATTAAGCGGCCAATTCAGCCAGCCATTAACCCACTGCCAGTGCTGGCGGCACACCTGTAATAACTTGTTAGCCTCGCCTTTATCCATCCATGACGGCAGGCGCAGGCTTGTTAATCGGCTAATGAAATCAGGCATTTTCAATTACCACCGTTACGCTGTTCAGGCGCGGCACACTGAGTTCACTCACAATGTCCGTCAGTGAAAAACTCAATGACTCAATCAGTGAAAACGTCTTGTGCAGCTCCCGCGCCAGATTGGAAAATGAGAAACGGGAATAGGGCCACGTTTTAAGTACCGTGTAATTGCTGTTCTGACGAAAAGCACAGCGCACAAGGTTTTCACAGCCGCTTTCCAGCCCCGCCAGCTCATCAGCGGTTAAGTTCTGTTTGTTACTGACATACAGTGTCACCACTAAATCATGCTGGCTTTCCGGCAACCGCAGACACTGCATATCATCACCGTGTCCATGGTGGCCTTGCACGGTAATATGGTCATTGACCGCATCTATAAACGGCTGGGAGATCTCGCCGCTGTCCAACAGTAAATAGGCGTTGGCGGTACCCGGCCCACGTGGGGCATCGTGCAAGAAATAAATCCGGTCAATCGACAACCCGACTACCCCGGCTATCATGCTGCGGTACACCGCATCAGTGTGATAGCTGCCGACCAAGTTAAATTGATTGCGGCAGCGTTCACGAAAATCATCATCTGACTCTTTATCAGCACCCGGCACCGTTAACCAATCGCCCTCGCTTTGCGCCCGTTCAATGCCTGGCACTGCCTGCGGCAAGATACGGTAATAGCCGGGAGCCAGATTAAACGCCCCGCCCACCTCAGCGGCGTTCACCGCGACCAACCCACTGGCGCTACCGGCAGCAATGGCGGTTTCAACACTGACCACCACGCTGTAAATTTTGCCGTTAATACGCTCGGTCTGAATAATCGTCCCGGCTGGAATAACCACATCTTGCTGAATATCAGCTTTATAGAAGCGGATCATGCCGATGGCGGCGGTAGGCGGCTTACGGCTGGTATTCACGCCCCAGCCAAATACCTCTAAAAATGTGCCACTGGCGGTGGCCAGATACATATTGGCCAGCACGGTATTGATTAGCACCTCTTTGAGCCACAGCACCGGGCGGGTGACAAGGGTTTTTATCAGCCGCCAGAACGGGGACATATCGGAGGTATTGGTCACTAACCCCTCTGCCGCGACCAGCTCGTCAAATTTCAGCCGAATATCTGTTTCAGTGGTCGGCATCCCACTGTCTTTTAATACCTGTTCATAATCTATTTCAGGCTTATTACTCATAATCCGCACTTACCGTAATCGGGCCGAAATCGTAGGTATCAGCCGTTACCCATAGCCGTGTTGCCGTTTCTTCATTCACCACCACCGTACCGGGAATAATGCGTTCATCATCTTCAACTAAAATAACCAACTGAGTGATAACATCTGCGCGTAATGTCGGGCTGCGTTCAGCAATTAACCGGGTGGTTAAGCCACTTTCAATAATGGCGTGGATACAATCCTGACCAATGCTAATCCGGTTATTGCATAGAGTCGGTTCATTACCGGTATTTAATACAAAGTCGCCGTCTTTTATCAGCAGGTCGATATACATCAATTCCGTCATTAATTTAATTCCTGCCATTCCATTAGCTGCTCTGGCGTCATGCCACCCTGCATATTAATATTCACGTTCTCAAACCGCTTACTGTTATCGGTCACCGTTTTGGCGTTATTGCTGATTTCTTTATTAATCCCGCCCTTTTCAATATTTTGGATCTGGCCACCGGTTAATAAATTATTGGCTGAACTGATTGGGCTACTTTCCTGTGAAGGGATACTTTTCGCCTCAATATTTACACCGGGGATATAATTCAGTTTATCGATGATCCAATTGTAAGTTTCGGCAAAGGTACTTTTCAGCCAGTCCCATAATCCACTGAACACATTGCCAATGGTATCAGCCATGGCACTGATACCGGCCAGTGGTGATAACCCGGTGATAGCCGATACCAGCCACTCCCACCCAGCAACAATACCTTTCCATACAACACTAAATACGGCCCCAACTGCGGTCACTACCCCGGATAACCACTGGAAAGCCGCAGTGTCAGCAATGGCCGCTTTAATCTCATCCCAGTAGGTAATCAAGTAATAAATACCTGCCGCCAACGCAGCAATGGCCACAATGATAAGCAGGATAGGCCATGTCATGAAACTAAAGGAAATGCCCGCCGATATTGCCGCCATACGTACCGCCAGTAACACGCCGCGCATAATCCGCATGGTGGCGTTAACAGCGATGATTGCCGTGTTATATAACCAAATAGCCGCCGTGTGGATTTTTGTCACCGCACACAATGCGCCCCACAGCAGTTTTAACCCCATCCAGATAAACATGCTGATCCCCATCACCATATTGGCGATGGCCCCGGCAGCGGCAAAACTCAGCAACGCCAGCATGGCATAACCGATCAGCCGCGCGATATTGGGGAATAACTGCATCCAGCGGGCGAACCTCTCGCCGATTTCAGACACGCGGTTCATGATGGGATACAGCACAGGTAACAGGGTTAAGCCCAAAATTACCCGCATTCCCGTCCAGATAGCCATCAGCCGTTCCCATGGGTCGGCCATTTTCTTGGCCATCTCACCGGCCCGTTTCATCCCGTCATTACTGCCCAGCTCACCGATATTGCGTTTCAGTAAATCGACATTGCCGTATAGCTGTTTAATAACATTGGCACCATCACCAAAGGCTTTATCCAGCTCGGCCTGTGCCTTTAAATTGCCCTCAATGGTTTTACCGTAGCGGCCTTGTAACTTATCCAGCATTTCCGGCATGGTCAGCATCTGACCGGAGGCATTCACAAAGCTCAACCCCAGCGTTTTTGCACCGTCTGCGGCCCCCTTCATAAAGTTTTCATAACTGCCGCTGGCTTCGGTTCCTAAGGTTTTTTGTAACTGACCCAATACGGCAAATTGCTCATCAATGCCGACACCGTAGTTAGCGCCAACCCCTTTTGAACCGGCCATCAAGTCAGCCATAGTCTGCATACTGACGCCAAATGACTGCGCCATATATGCCGTTTTACCGGCCACCTCTTCGGCAAACTTCACTTTACCTATGCGGGCGGCGTAGCTGTCAAATTGGTTATACATTTGCCCCATGTAGGCGGCGGCTTCGCTGCCAGTGGTTTTCATGCCAGCGGCCAACACATTGGTGGCCAGGGTGAAGCGGGGCAAATCCCGGTCCGACAGCGTACCGATTGCACTGCGCACGTCTGCACTTGAACGCACAACATCCACGGCGCTGCGGCCATACTGCATACTGAATTTCAGGGCGTCAGCGCTCATCTTTTGCAAGGCGCTATCACTCACGCCCTTGGCGCTGGCCTCATTAAGCGCGCCGGCAAATTCAGCTGCGGGTCCCAGTGCGCCCTTCATTCCCTGTACGACACCGAACAGCGCGGCCCCGCCAATGGCAATTTTACCGAAAGCCGCCTGAGAACTTTCCGCAAATCCTTTTACAGAGGCTTGCACGGATTTTAATGGCCGTGTGATTTTATCAATCATGCTTAAGGTAAAATCGAGACTTTTCATTAATCGCCTTTAAATGCCAGACCAATTCCATTGGCAATAGAAATACGGGTATTATCCCAATAACGGTTATCTAACCAAACGGCACGGGCCAGACTCTCTATATCGTCATTTTCATGCGGCAGATAATGACGACGCAGAATAAGAAATTGTTCAATAGAATTATTGTCAATTGCCCGTAACCGTTGTGTTAGTTTTTTACTTCAATTTCCAACTCAGGCGCGTAAACCTTATTGACTTTATCAATCAATTGCAGTGCGGCACCGGGCATTTTTAAAATCTCATCCAATGCGTCTTTGGTTTCTTTACTGATAATACGGCGCAGATATTTAAATGCCGGGGCAATTTTATTTTCCATGCCCACATCATTAATAAAACCATTATAGGCGGTAGTATTCGGTTCAAAAATAAGTTCAACACCCCCCACTACTAATACAATCTTGTTTTTTTCAGCCATGTTATTTATTCCCTTGTCGTAAAGTGATTTCATTAATCAGTTGATTGTGTCGCGCCGCGCATAATGTATATAGGTTGCGATAGGCGCGTAATGCAGTATCAAAATCATTACCGGTAGTCCCGGTTAATCGGGGTAATACAGTGGAGCATTTAGTTAGCTGATTTTCCTGATAAGGTACGTTCGGCGGCGTCACTGCTCTCGTTGAACAGCCGGACATAGTCATCAGTAGCACACACATTAGTAAACACCGGCTTAATAATTTCCGTATGGATAACCGGCTGGTACTTATCACCCTGCTGGCGCAACGCTTCCAGCTTATCTTCAAGTTGCCGGGCTGAATCACTGGCTATGCCCTCCGAAATTGTTCGGCCCTCTTCTGCCGCTTTATTGGCGGCGCGGGTAATACTCAGTTCAATGCGGTCATGCTGCAAATCATTGAGATACCACCCGGCGACAAATGCCGCTGCAATCAGCGCCAATATCTTGGCCATCAGCGAACCCCGTTATGCTCAAGGCTAAAGTGGTTGCCATCGGGATTGGATTTGAAGCGCCCGCCCCAACTGCCGCCTAGCTTTTCCCACTGCTCACCCAAAGGTAAATAGGCTTCGCTTTTGGTCTGATATACCCCGTTGATGAACAGATTAAAATCCACTGCCAGCCGCGAGGTATGCAGGCTGTTACTGATACCGCTGCCCGTTTTGGCATTCAGTTTGGCTTGCTCCGGCGTGCGGTAGGCCTCACCCAAGGTCAGGCGGTAGCCCCGCTCCCCGGCCCAGCTAATCAACTGCGCAATCAGTTGGGTAAATAACTGCTGCTTCTCACTTAATGTCATGGTTTCTTTCCCTTTAATAAACTGCTCCCCCGGCGACGTAACCACAGCTCAACCGCCTGATGCCCGGCAATACCTGCCGCAGCCCCTAACCCGGTTACCGCCAGCGGAGAAATCCCCGGCACCCAAACCAATACTGCCGCCGCTGCCACCGAGGTGGCTGATCCCAATATCACCCGGCCCACAAACAGCCGGACAGTGATTGGCTCATCACTGGCCAATACCTTTCCCAGTGCAATCAGCCCACCTAAAATGGCCAGTCCGAGAAAAGTTTTTTCATGTTCCTGCATCCTTGCCCCCTAGCCGATCAGATTGCGCGTGGCGTCTTCTTCCAGATACGGAATGCCGTTAATGCGCACAAAATCCGGGCTGGTAATGAAATACTTAATTTTGTGGGTCAGTACCGCCCCGCCTTTCGGGTCAACATCCAGCACTGAATCAAATTTCAATTTCACGCCGAACACTTCCACCTTTAACTCCTCTTCCCCGGTTTTGGCGTAGAACAGGATGTCAAACGCCGGGATACCGCGCCACGAACCCGAACGGGAAGCTTTAGCGGTCAGTTGCTGCAACACTTTGGTACTGACTTCAATATCCCCTTCGCCACCCACATCACCTTTCACGTCGCCATCCGGCACACCGTTGGTCTGTGCCGGGCCGCTGTTATCGGAAATTGTCAGCCCAATCTTTTCAACGTGGATCAGGTCACCGTCCATGTTCACATCAACCGATTGACCAGAAATACGACTCATTGGCTATCCTCCAGTGCGGTATCCAACATCAAACTGACGGTGATACTTTTCGGGCATTCATACGGACGAACCACGATATAAATCTCCACTTTGGTGGCGGTGCGCCACGTAATCACCACATCCCCCTCTTTCGGCGGTTTTACTTCGCCGGGGAAAGTGATCCCGTTAATCTGTGTACTGCGGGCCATTTCGCGTAATACCTTGGAAAAATAGGTTTTATGCGCGGCAATGCTGCCGGGGGTACTGTTCAGCGCCCGGTCCGCAATCTTGGCGATCGCCTGCAAGCGAATACGCCGGGCCGCTTTATCAACAATACGCAGGTACTCAATCACCTGATAATCTCCGCCCTCGACATCCAGCGTGCGGCCATCGGCCCAGTACATACCGTCATAATCCGGGTACCACATTGGTACCGAATAACGCAGGGTTTCCAGCGCCTGTAATGTGGCCAAATCCAGCGCTACACCTTTACCGTCCACTGGCTGCGCATCACTGCCCATTTCCAATAGCGGGCCAGTGGCCACACGGGCCGGGCTGTCGGCAACGGTCACGGCACGGCTACATAAACGCCCGGCCAACACCCCCGGCTCATTGCCCCACAGACGTGGCACCAGTTGCACCGATGACGCCGCAACGCCCTGCTGTAATGCTGCCAATCGAACTAAATACTCCGGCCAGCCCTCTTCGACCTGAGGACCATCAACAGCCAGCACAAACCACACCCAGCGGCCAAACTTGGCCAGCAATTCAGCCCGCAGGCTGGCGGCGGCGGTAATGGTGGCTTTATCGGCAGGCAGCACGACCACCACACCCTCGACACTGGCCACCAACTGTGCGGCTCTGACTGCCGATACCCACGCCAGTGGATCAATCTCTGCATTTTTTGCAGGCTCAGCAATTACATGCACAAAGCCGTTCCAGTTCTGGCCTGCATTCAGCATCGCAGCGTTGACACAACTTTTTACCGTGCTGGCATCCGTGCCTAACAACACATCAAAATCCGTTTGTGTGTTTACCGCTAATGTTTTACCGGCGTTCACCTTGCCGGTACCGATATACAGCACAGCCCGTTCTATCTCTTTGGTTTCGCCCTGTAACTGGTTTTTTTGGTCAATATTTACCTGTGGCCAACTCATCGTCACCCCTTAATGTGTTGCACGTATCACGTGCCAAATCCTATGGCCTGCAACTGCCGCGCCAAGGCTTTATTAAAATCTTCATCGTTCATACCCAAAAACTCACGCGCCGGGACATCCACTGTCCATGTTGATTTAGCAGCCTTACCACTTAACTCCCGGATCAGCAAACCGGCCTGATCAAAACGCATGTTTCCGGCAATTTCTTTATACGGCGGCTTACGCCATCCCTTGCCCTTTTTGACCTTGTACCCCAACGCCCGCAGTCGTTTGGCCTGTTTTATAGTGGCCTTCCGCTCTGGGTCAGTCGTCTTGGCCACCGTGCTGCGATTAACCGTGACGTTCATGCCATTTTGCTGGCCATACCCCACCACACCCGCCGGTACCGGTTTTTCACCGTTGCGATACTGGCCACCCTGCAAATACAACCGGACGGCCTCAATCTCCGGCATTTCACGGATATGCATCAATTTCGGCATATTGCGCAGCATCTTGCCGCGCTGGTTGGTCTGTCGCCCCTGCCACGGCGTGCCACCCGGTGATTGTTGGTTACGCACATTACGCTTGGCGGCAACCATCACCCCGTACTTGGCCAGCCGCCATAACAGCCGCTGGCGCTTTTTAGGCGGCAACTCCAGCCGTTTAAGTGCCTCTCGCAACGCAGTTAACTGCGTGGTATTCAGCTCACCGTTAATCATAATCAGCTTTCACCCAGTGGTGCGCCGTGGGTATCAGCGCCAAATACCGTGCCCTCAGTGGCCAGCCATAACTGCGGATCGGTCAGTCGCCATCTGGCCCCCATAAAGGGGATATCCCCGGCGGGATCTTTGGCGATACTCAGTGATTCCGTAATCCCCATCGACACCACCACCATGGCGGTTTTATCGTCTATCACATCGATATCAATACTGGGTAATTCCGGCACCGGCCCATGGTCGGGCGCATTCTCAATCATCCAGACAAGCAGCAATGCACACAGGTTGCGCGGGTCATAGTCACGGTAAGGAAAGCGGCCCCAACTCAGTACCGCATCAAACTGCATCAACGCCAGTTGATACTGATCCAGACCTAAATCCCGTTGCGCCGGAATAAAGCGCAGCGCGTCCATGTCGCTGTTAAATTCCAGCTTACGCAGCCGCTGCGGTAAATTGTCCTGCACAAAGGCGGTTAATGAGTGTAATTTGCTCATATCTGCCTCACGGTGCAGCGGCCCACACCTTTCATATTGCGCAATACTGTGCTGGCCTCTGCCAGCAGGCGGCTGCGGGTTTCGGGGTTTTCCTGCCCGGCATTGGGTACCCGGCTAAACTGCGTCGAATACTCCCCCAGTAAATCGGCTTTGGCACGGGCAAAGACGGCCTTTTTATACTGGCTAATCAGTGCCGTTTGCCCGTTCATCGCCACGCCCGGCACCGCTGCGGCCTGTTGGTACCCCTTGGCCACGTATCCCGCAGCTAACGGGCGCAGGTCTAAATTCACTTCGGCCACGCTGGCCAGCAACGCATCGGCTTGCGTATCGGCATCAATATCCGCCGGAATACTGCGGTTACGCTGAAACTCGCTTAAATTGAGGTCTGGCCAAAATCCGTCATTGGTCAGCTCAACATCCTGATAATCAATTTCTTTTCCGTTAAACATACAGCTCCCGAAAAAAGCGGGCAGACCGGTTTCCACGGCCTGCGAACGAATGTTGCAGCCTCCACCGCGCCCGCTTTGGCTCTCGGTAGTTGTTATTATTCTTTTTCTAGCATCCGTAATCGGGCGGCAATCCGTTGCCGATGTGTTTTGACACCACACCCCGGATGGAAGGTATTAGCCTGCGCCAGTAGTGCATCAGCCTGTTGCAACGTGGCCACATCCTCTATGGCACTGGGCAACGGCTCCCCGTTGTCATTACGCAGCAGCATCAGCCCGGCAAACTTGAACCATTTGGCGCTGGCCTGCTCCGGAATACGCCAGTTATCACGCACGTTGTCGAATACCCGCAAGAAATACGGTTCAATACTCTGGCCCGCGTCCGTGCTGGCCTCAGACCACGCCAACATGCTATCGGCGACAAAGTGAGAAATACTGCGCCGCTTGCCAAAAGGCGTTATCTGCCGCTGCTCTATGGCGATGTCTGCCCAGTCAAGCGCCAGATCAAAGTCCCCAACATCAAACAGCCAGGCAATGCAGTAGGTGAATACCGGATTGCTGTAGACTTCGCCTGCCGCCAGATAGGTTTCCACGCTGGGTAACCAGCGGGGCAGCAGTTCCCGGCGTTTCAACTGCACTTTCTCAGCCATTGTCAGCCCGTGCAGCCGTTGAGCATCATTATCGATAGCCATCTTTTGCAGGTGCATACTGGCCACTCCGACCAGTGCCTCATGATTGTTTAGCTTACGCTGCGCCTCAATCATGGCCGTATGACGCTGGGCCGGTGATAAAGCCATGATTGCCCCCTTACTCGCCTACTTTCGGATCACTTGGCTCTTTGATTTCACCGATGGTTACGGCGGATTCATCAATAGCGGCGTACAACTCTGGGTACTCAACTGCATAGCCCTCATTACGCAGATATTTATTTTCAAACTGCTTACGATCTTCAACAAATTCAGCTTTGCGCTGACGCGTGCCACGTTGAGTGTAAATATGTAAGTTGGCCAGAGTGGTTACCGTCATTCGTTTACCCGGCATAAACGGCGGTACCATTGCAGGGCGTCCGGCGATAGAGTCAGACAGCATCTGCGCGGCAATTTTCTCTGTCGGGCGATCAGCTTTTTGATACAGCCGATACTGCTCTGCCGCCACCAAATCAGCCCCGACCAGCACCACTAAACGAGGGTCATTACGGTACTGCTGCGGAATTTTGGTGTTAATCAAGTCGGAAGCCATCGCATCCAAAGACTTGTAATCGCCCTGCTCATCCAACGTGATCGGCGTCGAAATGATTTGCTGGCCCTCTTTGTATTTACGCACCAACTCATGCCAGCCGTAGTTGACGTCTTCCCCATTAGGGTTCGCGGTGGGATCGGTAGACTTGGCCACACTCTTGCCGTTAAAACCGATACGCAACATATCCAGTGCAAAGGACTGATTAGTAAAATCCTGCATACGTTGGAAAAATTCGTTTTCATCACCGGCGTTAGCCCAAACGGACAGCATGGCCCACGTCAGTGCGGCACCGGAGTCTGTTTCAACCAGCTTATATTCGTTACCGGATACACCTGTGGGACGGATAAAACGGCCCCCCTCTGTACGCCCGGTAAAAATCCCCGGATTCCCTACGGCAACGACTTGCCCCTGAAGCTGGTCAACATCGACCACGGTGATCATGTTCAGAAAATCGGCCCGCTCCAGTAATGCATCCCGCAACAGCGTTTCTTTCGGATCGGTGAGTGAAAAATAACGCGACGTATCATTGACGTTATAGGACTGCGATAATTGAGCGCTGTATGAGTCAATATATTGACGCGCCCTTTGATTTAATTGCATAGCTATCCCCCACCTTTACGGTGAAATAAAATTTTTTCTAAAAGGTGGTATAAATTAAATAAGGTGCTTAAACGGTTTTTTACCGTCACCATTAGGCGCACGTTTTGGCAATGTAGTGATTTTATTTTCCAGTTTGCCAAAGTTCTTAATAATACCCGGAAGATTATTACGCAATTTTGCAAAATCTTCGGTATCCACCACTTCCTTTACCACTTCAACATCTGCAACAACCTCTTCTACTGCGGTGTCCGTCGCATCTGTTTTATTTTCCAGTGACAACACTCGTGCTTCTAAATCGGCAACTGCCTGTGCCAATACTTGGATCTTATCGTCTGGTGCTGGAGCTGTTTCCTCGCCCGGCTGTTCCTCGTCCTGAATATTAAACAGACTGCGCCATTTACTTTTATTTTTACCTACTGCCATTTCTCTTGCCTCTTTAATCGGTGTGACTTCATCAATAACTAATGGCTTTAGCGCACCATAACGTTTGTTTTTATTACGGCTGTTAAAACGCATTCTTTCGGTGTAAACACTGGCGGGTTCATCTGTCACCCCTAACCCTTCCAGATAACTTTTTCCCGTTCCTCGAAAGTTGCCGTCAGGCGTAAACTCAGCGGAACAAAAAATCAGTTGCCCAGCCACATTGGCCTGCATTAGAGAGAGGTTAGGACAGAGGCGAGCGTAAAGTCGTAAGATACCCTCACCGTCTTCCCCACTCATTAATTCCAGTACCTGCCCCATATTCCCAAAATTGCGGGAGTGCTCAGGCCACAACAATGCGGTATACAATTGCGGGTTATAGGTTTCTGCGGCGTCAGTGAGCCATTTTCGTTTAATTTCACGCCCATCAACGGTTTCCCCCTCCGTGCAAACACAAATCCAGTCAGTCATTAAATGTGAATTAGACATAACCCTACTTTTAAATATTGTGCTTGTTTCGAGATAGGCAGTATTGCGGATTATTTTAATAGACGCACGGCCCTTATTTCGGTTCAGTTCGGATATAACCCATTAACCGAATGAAACCGATTTATTAATAACGTCCATCCAAAATAAACCCCGCATAATTACATTTATGGCTAAACACTCTCAAACCATTATCGGTGTGGCGCGTTCACTTTATTTACATCGGTGGACACCGAAAGAAATCGCCAATGAATTAAATCTGCCTAATGCGCGGATTATTTACTATTGGGCACAAAAATGGCATTGGGCTGATATGCTCAGTCATGAAAGTATTGAGGAGGCAATCAACCGCCGTATATTGGTGCTGGCCAATCGCGATAATAAAAACGAGCTGGAATTAAAAGAGATAGACAGCTTAATCGCCCAGCACTGCAAATTAATGGCGCAGAAGAGTAAACACACGGAAAAACTGGCGGCGATTAAAGCGCAGACACAAGGCAGCTATGCCAGCGGTGAAGAAGCTGCCGCGCGGGATGATAATGGCGGCGGGAAACGTAAATACCGCAAAAATGATATTTCAGGCATTCAACAGGAAGAACTGGAACTGTTTGCCGGGGAAACGCTGTTTTTCTATCAGCAATACCTGCGGGCCAATAAACACCACGCTATCCGCAATATCCTGAAAAGCCGCCAGATTGGGGCGACGTGGTATTTCGCCTTTGAAGCACTGGAAGACGCGATTATGAGCGGCGATCCGCAAATATTCCTGTCTGCCTCCCGTGCGCAGGCCGAAGTATTCCGCTCGTATATCGTTAATATCGCGCAGCAGTTCTTTGGGGTAACACTGACCGGCAACCCAATACGCCTCAGTAACGGCGCGGAGCTGCGTTTCCTGTCTACCAACAAGAACACCGCCCAATCCTACAGCGGCCACCTGTATTGCGATGAATATTTGTGGGTACCGAATTTCGCCAAATTAAATGAAGTGGCCAGTGCCATGGCCACCCATGATAAATGGCGCACCACCTATTTCTCCACACCCAGCGCCAAGACCCATCAGGGTTATCCGTTCTGGACGGGTGAAGAGTGGAAGCAAGGCGACAAACAGCGCAGCAAAATCACCTTCCCTGAGTTCGACGAGTACCGCGACGGCGGGCGGCTCTGCCCCGATGGCCAGTGGCGCTATGTCATTACCCTAGAGGACGCGATAGACGGCGGCTTTAATCTGGCCGATATCGAGCGTCTGCGCAATAAGTACAACCGCGACACCTTTAACATGCTCTATATGTGTGTGTTTGTGGACAGCGGCGACAGCGTATTTAAATTTCATATGCTGGAAAAATGCGGCGTCGATATCGAGATGTGGCAAGACCATGATTTCAGTGCGCCACGGCCATTCGGCAACCGTGAGGTGTGGGGCGGCTTTGACCCGGCCCGCAGCGGTGACACCTCAACCTTTGCCATTATTGCCCCGCCGCAGTTTGAGGGGGAGCGCTTCCGGGTGCTGGTCACGTTCTACTGGCAGGGGCTGAACTTTAACTATCAGGCCAACCAGATAAAAGAACTGTTTCAGCGCTACAACATGACCTACATCGGCGTAGATATCACCGGGATCGGCAACGGTGTGTTTGAACTGGTACAGAACTTTGCCATGCGCCAAGCGGTGGCCATCCACTACGGGCTGGAAAGTAAGAACCGGCTGGTCATGAAAATGATAGATGTGATCGAAAGCCAGCGCATTGAATGGGACGCCGAAGCCAAAGAGATCCCGGCGTCATTTCTGGCCATCCGTCGCACCAGTACCGCCAAGGGCGGCGGCATGACCTTTGTTGCAGACCGTACCAAAGAAACTGGCCACGCCGATGTATTTTTCGCCATTGCCCACGCAATAGATAATGAACCGCTCAACTTTGAGCACCAACGTAAATCCACATGGAAGACGAGCAAAGCCGCATGAAGAAGAAGAAACAGTACCGCCGCGCCCCAGTGCCCCATACCGCCCGCAACATGAGCATTATCAGTTTGGGCAAACCCGAACCGGTTTTAACCACCGGCACCGATTATCAAGACATCTGGTATGACAGTGACTTTGACCACTACAGCCAACCCATTGACCGGCTGGCCCTTGCCCAACTGGTTAATCTCAATGGCCAGCACGGCGGCGTTCTCTATGCCCGGCGCAATATGGTGGCCGCTGACTATGTCGGTGGCGGCCTGACCCATGAGGAACTAAAAGCCGGGGTATTCGATTATCTGACCTTTGGTGATGTGGCCATTGCGAAAGTGCGTAACGGCTGGGGTGAAGTGGTGGCACTGGCTCCGCTGCCCTCGCTTTATTTGCGGGTGCGTAAAGACGACAGCATCGTAATTTTGCAGAAAGGGGAACCGCTGGTTTATGGCCAGGAGGATGTGGTTTACCTCAAACAGTATGACCCGCAACAGCAGGTGTATGGCCTGCCGGATTATATCGGCGGGATTCATGCCGCTTTACTCAACTCCGAGGCCACCATTTTTCGCCGCCGTTACTATCACAACGGGGCGCACACCGGCGGGATTATCTACACCAATGACCCAAATCTCAGCACCGAAGTGGAAGACGAGATTATAAAAAGTCTGGAACAGAGCAAGGGGATCGGCAATTTCAGCACCTTGTTTGTCAACATTCCGAAAGGCGACCCGGAAGGGATTAAATTTATTCCGATTGGCGATATCAGCGCCAAAGATGAATTTGCCAATATCAAGAATATCAGTGCGCAGGATATTTTGACCGCTCACCGTTACCCGGCAGGGCTGGCGGGCATTATTCCCAGCAATAGCGCGGGATTGGGTGACCCGGAAAAGGCGCGGGCAACCTACCGCAAAGATGAAGTTATTCCGCTGCAACGCATGATTATGGACGCTATCAACAGCGACCCACAGATCCCGGCGCATTTACACATTAAATTCGACATTGAAGATACACAATCGGGTGCGTCATGAGCAGAAACACGGTAAAATTCCAGAAGTTCGCCACTTTTGGAGCCAGAAACATGCGCGTTATGAAAATTGAATGTACAGAATGCGGTGCTAAGGCTGTCATTAAAAAGACTAACCGTAAGCACCGTGAAATTGCAGACGTCTATTGTGCGTGCGGTGATGTTGAATGTGGGCATACATTCGTTCTTAATCTTACCTATTCCCATACAATTAGCCCCAGCGCAAAAACGGGTGATAAATTACTACAAACAGTCGTTCAGGGGCTTAACCCCCATCAAAAGCAGATGATGCTGGAACTATTGCAAGCTCCCACCGTTTGATTGATGGCCCTCATTTTGGGGGCTGTTTTGTTCATATTCATCCAACTTCTCTACTAAATCTTTCGCCATATCAGAAATCCACGCTATGGCCAACGCCCGATCTGCATCGTTGCATGTGCTGCTATTCGTGACTAATCTTGCAACCAAATCAATACGCTGCAAAGCCAAAGATTCAAAAAGTAAATCCGCCACGGTTCCCTCCATCATATTTATACTGTGTTTATATACAGTATAGTATGCATTTAACATGAAAAATTCTATATAAATCTATGGTTTTGCTTGAGTAAAAAACATTGGCTTAAAAAGCAGCCTGTTGAACAACAAGCCTTTTATGCCTCAAAGCAGTGAACACAGCACGTCACACCAGATATTCAATTAACGTTGTGACGCGTCACAATGGTTTAATTGCGCTAATTAATAAGCTGTTGATGCCTTTGGTCTGCCAGCACGCCGTCTCACCCCGTAAACAACACCCATTTGGATCGCCTGGTAATGTGTCGCCACATTTGCCACAGCGCTGTTTATCCAACTCGGCCAACTGCTCTTTTAGTCGCTGATTATCCTGTCGAATAAGTAACGCGATATATTCCGGTAAATCGTAAGCTGGACGGAACAGACGCCGGGCGACCATGCCCTCGGTCAACATGGCGTATTCTTCTGGCTCCAGTCGGGTGCGGATCTCATTGATACCAGCAGATTTATCACGCTGGCGCTGTGCCTGTTTACGGGTAGTTGCAGCGGTTTTAGTCATGAGCTTTCTCTCAGGTAGATTAATCATCGAATTCCGGCCAGTCGGACAGGGCCGGATACTGAATAACATCACCACCAAACGACATTTTGGCCCCACGGGTTAACGATTCCAGCTCCCAGCGTTGAGCGCTGATATCTTTCAGCAGTAAATCATTGCGGATTTGGGGGATGCGCTGGCGTTCTTCACGGGTTAAACGGGCTGATGGTGCAATAAGGCGGCCTTTGGTGGGGTCATAGCTTCGTTGTATCTTGCTAATCGTCGGCTGTTTCTCTTTAACACGGGCCACAATCGCCCTCACGGCGGCAGTGTCCGACCAGTCAATAACGGCATCCGGTGGGTATTCCATCGCCATCACAGGCGTTTTATCCTGCCCGTTGGGGTCATTTAGTGCTTGGGTGTTTCCACCTAACCCACAGTTATTGACAGGACTCCGAGGCGCGCCAGAGGCGCTTTTCAAAGTCAAAAGCTCAACGTCAATAGCACCCGAAACGATGCGCCATTGGGTTGTGCGGGTTTCATGAACATGGTCAGCGCCCAAGTGAGGGGCATAGATACCGACAACTTTCTGTACTTCTTCGTCATAAGCGTTGAGTTCGTCAGCGACGCGCTTGGCTACGCGCACAGTCTGATTACCGCTATTGGTTCCACCCTGTGCGGCGATGTAGGCAGCAAAATCACCCTCGTCAGCCGCATGGCGCACGGCCTCCACGGTTTCGTCGAAAGTCTCAGCCAGACTGATAAAACGGATACGGCGACACTCGCGATAAGCACCCATGGAAGGAATGCCAATCGGGCGAAACTGAGGGATGCGCCACGTTGCTGCCCACGCCGTCACCGCCGCAGCGGATTCAGTCAACAGCTCACCGGTTTCATGGTCGCGTTCACCCTCAAGTGCATAGCCGTCGATATTTTTGGCAATGTATTTAGCGATGTAGCCAGCGGCCCCGCCCTTGTTCAGGTGCTTGCACTCAAAGCGATATTTAGCGGCTCCGCGCTCGTCACTGTCTTCTTTCAACGCATAGCGGCGCATGATGTCGATAATCTGTTGGCGCTGCCTGCGCTCACAAAAAAGCATCATGTGCCAGTGTGGCGTACCGTCATGGTGCGGCTCAACCACCCGCATTCCGTAGACGCTTAATTTATTGTCTTTAAAAGCGGTGCGCATTTTGCTCCAAATATTGCAGAGATAACGCTGGCCGTCTTTGGGAGAATAGGCTTCATCGTCCCACTTGTGGTTAAGCTGGACTTTCTCGTTATCACCTTTACCGATAACACGAGTCGGGTGATATTTTGACGGAGTGGTGACGGTCAGGAACATGCCGACGTGTTTTTGTGACGTTGCATATTTTTCGATACCGGCGATGGTGCTCATTAGCTCCATACGGCGAATTTCTGGATTAGAGATACTCGCCATCACCTTATCAATCAGGTCGATGCGCTCACCGGTTTCAATGTTTTCTAACTGGCAGCTTTTGAGATATTCCAGATTAGACTGCCGACGGGCGAACACTTCGCGAATTGCCTGCTTACTGGCATAAGAAGACGCCGACATATCCCGACTAACATTACCGACAGCAATCAATAACGCTTCCCGCCAGCGGGTTCTCTGTGCTTTGAGTTTGCGCTCCCACCATTCAGGATCAACCAGCCGTGACAGACTGGCGATAGCTAAGGTGATATCTAACCGGCCTTTCAGGTATTTGCGCCAGTGCATCGGGGTGATATGGAAAGCATGAGCGAATCGCCCCAACTTGCCGAAAATTCGCCTCTGTGTACCTAGCACCAACAAAATGGAACGATCGCCCTGATTGTTCTCGATGCACTGATCGCAATAATGGTTAAAGAACGCCATAAGCTCGTCAGCAATTTGACGGGCCAAGCGTCGTAGCTCTTTATCGTGCAGTCCCGGTAATTTGTCGTAGTCTTCTGGCTCTAGCGAAAACTCCCGCAGGTACTTGGTGTCCATGAAATTCTTGGTATTAACCACACGGATGCGCGGCCAGATACGCTGCTCAAAAACAAAAATCAGCCACTTATTCGCGGCGTGTAGTCCCTTATTGGCTAAGAGAAAACCGTGGCGGGAAATGAACTGGTCACGCAGGAAATGCGGGAGGTTATTGATTTTGTCTAAAACGGCTTGCCCCTGAATCAGTTGTTCACGGGTAAGCGGTCTTTCAGGTCCTGATACTGCCGGGCGGGGAGCGTTCCAAGTATGCGCCCATTGAGTAACAGCAGCGCCGCTGCCCGGATAAGGCAACGGCGGAGTTGGGGTAATGCGGCCATGTAGGTTATGACTCATTCACAGACACCGGCATAAACGCTACTACAGACTGCATGGTCATTTGTCGAAGCTAATAAATCGAATTGACTACCACCGCGAGTGGTTAAGGCCCAATCTCGATAAGTCTCGATACCGTGCGACTCAACAGTAATACATTCAATCCGACGCTCAGATTTGCGTGGGTCTTGAGTGGATGGGAAAAATGTAGAATTACCACGGCGCGAACATGAGGCAACTAATTTTTCCCAACGGGATACACGAGCGATTTCCTCCGGCCAGCGGCTGAATATTTCCGCTAATTCGGATTTTCTGGCATGGATGCACGGCATACAGCCAACACGGCTACAACCCTGCTGATATAAGGGATTGGGTTTTATTCCATGACGTTTAGCAAGGGCAAACACATCCTCGTGCGTCCAGCTAAGGATCGGGCGATAGACATTTAAGCCCGGCGTACTATCTGCATCTGTCTCCCAATTAGGCAACAAGGCGCGCGCAGGTGACTCCTGCGCCCTCACTCCCTGCCAACTGATTACCTCGTCATACTCAGCTAGCAAAAGCATGACAATCTGATCACGAATGGGTGCATGTTTCAGTTCGAACGTACAAAAACGTGCTTTGGTGGATGGAAAACGGCCTTTCCACATACAGAGATCTAGAAAGGGGATTCCGGTAGGGTGTAAAATCTCAAGAGCTTCGGCGACCCGTTCCGCTGCTTGGTCGGGTGTCATACCGCATTCAGTGACTAATGTGAGCGGCCACATTCGCGCAATAAAATCACGCTTACCGTTAATTTGCCGGGTAAAGTCCGCTTTGACACGGACAATGGCCCCCAGTTGGTTTTCCAGATAATCCAGATACTCCATTGTTTGTGGGTGCTCATGGCCGGTATCTGCAAGCACCCTAATATGATTTGCACCAGCCTCACGAGCTAAAAGCCATTGTGCCAATGAATCTTTACCGCCAGAAATGCTGACGATATTGATTGCATCAGATGCCAAGCAGCGGGGATCAATCATAAGTTAGCCCTTATTCACTGATGAGAATGCAGCTTGGCATAACTTACCAATACGGCCTATTTCATTACCCAATGCCGCAAAGCTATTAATCTGCGCTTCACCTACATGGCGATTAATTAACCCCGCGACTAATTGTGAGATAGTTGAATAATAAGCAATTGGCTCTAAACGTTCTTGCCCCTTATTTTTACCTTTCTGACTAACCTTTACTTCATTAAGAATAAATTGCAGGCGGTCAGAAGTAACAACGTATTTTTCACCGATTTTAATATTCATTTAATTATCCTCTAGTGTTGTTCTTGAGATTGATTAATCATTTTTTCTGCAACCTGACAGAGAAGTTCTGCCACTTCTTTACAGTTCATTTCAAGATTAAGGATTTTTGCGGCCATGGTTTCCATATAGTTTGAAACGATAACGGCCTGATTCTTCCTTTCATCTATTCGAGCTTCATTGAGCATTAGCTCCATTGATTCGACTGACATCACAGTGTGTTCACTGCCGGGATTAGCCAAATCAACTCCTATAAACCGGATTGATTTAATATTATTATTCAAAATGGGATCGCCTTATTAGAAGCCCGATATATTTTCTCAGATACTGAGGCTGGGGATTTAGTCGCTATTATTTCACTCACACTGCTACGACCTTCACCCTTGCAATTGACAGAGCGAGGCGCGACGATATCGTGGAGAGTAAAGTTGTGATAAAGATCGCGGCTAATATGCGTGTCACTATTTGAAGCAATAGCATGACAGCCATTTTCAGCAGCGCGCGCCAATAACACGGATAGTCGGTATTGCTGGTCGTTATTAAATCCATCAGCATGATAGCCAGTAAAGTTAGCCGTGATAGATGCAGGGATATAAGGCGGATCACAATAAATCACATCTCCGGGCAAAGTCATCTCTAATGCTTCGGAGAAGTCACAACATATAAATATTGCTTTCTTGGCTTTCTCGGCAAAGAAACGTATTTCAGCTTCTGGAAAATAAGGAGATTTGTACTTACCATAGGGGACATTAAAACCACCCAATTTGTTATATCTGCATAGTCCGTTAAAACAATGACGATTTAAATAAAGAAAAATCACAGCCATTGATAGCTCATCACGATTACCCGAGTTGAAAATATTACGAAATATATAATACTGTTCTGGTGTGTTTGCAGTGAAAAATAGTGAGCTAGCCATATTTATTAAATCATTAGTTTCACACCTTGCCATATTATAAAAATTAATCAGATGCGCATTAATATCAGCAATCAAATACTCATCATAATCAGTATTCAACATGACAGAGCATGAACCAGCAAACGGCTCCACCAATCGCTTACCGGCAGGTAAATGTGGACGTAGGACAGGCATAATACGCGCCTTTGAGCCAGCCCACTTAAGTGGTGAGCGATTTAGTTTTGTTTCTTTCATTATATAACTCCCGTTTTTAGGCAATACGAAACCCGGCGAGTAAAACGCCATGTATTACAGTTATAGTTAATTCTTAATGTTTATGGTGCAATCATCACTACTGACAAGTGGCGGCAATGAATTAACAAAGTCAATTAATGAGTTTAAAGCATCAACCACCTTTACTCTTTCAGATAAATTAAGCTCTGCAAATTTCATTGTTACATGCCTACTTTTCAAACCCGCATACATACAAATTGTTTTACGCAGACTTTCCGGTGATTTATCAAAAGTCTCTTGAGCAATATTTTCGCTACTTCTATTGTGAAAGTATTTACCCTTAATCTCAGAGATTCTGGTAATACCAATCATCCTTTTATTTTCAGACTCCGTTAATTGCAACATATAACCTCCAATTAACGCCCGAACAGACGGCGTAATATTGGCGTCTTCTTTGCAGAGGACAGTTCTTGTAAAAGCGCCTTTTGATTACTTCCCGGCTTCCAGCGCTGGCCGTTCTTCAACTCCAGCATACCGTGGCCGAAATGGCGCAGGCTTACCGGGCTTTGCTGTTTTAACAGTGGAGCAATAGAAATAATCATAAAGACACCTCAACTCAAACCGGCGGCAGCACTCAACCCGCTAATAACATCAACGGTTGAAGCAAGAGCAGGGGTTGACTGAATACGACATTGCACTGTCAGGCCAATCAGTGACAGATGGCGAATCGCAGTATTAACGCTATCCAGCAGAGCAGATTTGCTGAATGCTGTTTTGTGATTGCCCTGCACCGCTGCGGCAGCAATCGAACCCACGGCGGCAGTTGCTTTAAGCGCGTAGGTAGAAATGTTATCAGCGCTGGCCTCATTTACTGGCACTGACGGCATACAGTTTATTTGCGCCAACATGGCATCGATAAGGTTGGCGTCTTCTGTTGCATCTGTGATCGCAAGCAATTCAGTAACCGTAAGCTGGTGCGGTTGCTCCGGGTTGAGCTTATTCCGCAACGTTTGCGCATTCATCCCAACCCGGCCCGCCAGTTCACTGAGATTATGCGCCAAAGCAAACCCGCGCATGGCCACATCAAAACAAGGATGTTTAGAAACCTGATAATCAAACATAGTCAACCCACCCAAAGTAACCATAATCAATGAGAGAACTTAATTTCATGGCTGGAAATAGCGTCAATAGTTAAGGCGGCTAGATTGATCAGAACTATTTCGCGCCCCCCATCCTTTTTTAAACGATGGCGATAAGTAGATAATCGTCCATCGTCCAACATGCTTTCAATAACGCGAATGGATAGCCCGGTAAGTTCTGAATATCGTTCTTTAGTCACATGCGGGGTTGTAAGAGAGATTGTAATGTTGCTTGGCATAAGGCACGATCCCACGGTTAAGGGTTATGAATATCAGTTAGTACCAACAAGGAGCATTGACTCCCAAATTGAACTCGGGAGTAACTTTAAGTTCAATGCTGTGATCTTGTCAATATAATTTGTTCTGGATTGGAATTTATGGACTTTGAGAAAGGCGGTCAAGAAGTCATTAAGCGGATGTTAGAAGCCTACGGATTTAGTACTAGGCAAGCACTCTGCAACCAGCTAGGGGTTTCAAAAAGCACCATGGCTACACGCTTCATGCGAGATATATTTCCTGCTGACTGGATTATTCAATGTGTTATGGATACAGGGGTAAATATTGAATGGCTAGCCTCTGGCACAGGCGTAATGTTCAATAATGTAATCAATGATGTTGTTAAAGTTCCAAGAATCAAACTCATTAATGGCAATCAACAGCCAGCCAATCATTTATTTTTAGACAAAGTAATGATGAAAAGTGATCTAGCTAAGCCAGCAATAATAGATGATGGTATTAACTCATACCTTGTTGATCTAGAAACAGAAATTTTATCTGACGGCATTTGGCTAATAGATATTGATGGGAAGTCAAGCATTAGGAAGATCCAACAATTACCCGGACATAAATTACGAGTGTCAAATGAAGAATTAACTTTCGATTGCAAGGTTGAAGATGTACGTTTTATTGCAAAAGTAGATACGATTTTTCAAAAAGTTTAATTAAATCAATTATTTTTAGGAACTTGAACGTGTCAGTAAGAAAGCTAACAACAGGTAAGTGGTTATGCGAATGCTATCCGAGTGGTCGCGATAAACGCAGGATCCGTAAAAGTTTTCCCACAAAGGGCGAAGCTATGGCATATGAGCAATTCATTATGAATGAATCTGCAAATAAGCCTTGGATGGGTGATAAACCAGATACCCGATGCCTAAAAGAATTAACTGACCTATGGTTTGCTTTACATGGACGCTCACTTTCCTCTGGAGATAAGATTCACAGCAAACTGAGATTGGTTGCAGATGCATTAGGTGATCCAATAGCTGTAAATTTCACGGCAAAGGACTTCGCCCATTACCGCAACAAAAGACTGACAGGTGAAATAAAACTAGATGAGCGCTTTGTTAAAGGCTCTAGCCCTGTAACCATAAATCTAGACCATTCATATCTCAGCGCTATGTTTGAAGAATTGATACGTTTGGAAGAATGGAAATTACCTAATCCGCTTGAAAAATTGCGTAAATTTACGATTAGTGAAAGAGAAATGGCGTGGCTTGACATTGATCAGATTAATGAGCTTTTGGCGGCTACAAGTCATCATATTGATATGAATCGTGTTATCCGGGTTTGTCTATGTACCGGGGCGCGCTGGAGTGAGTCACAGTTTTTAACAAAGAATCAATTAAGCCCAAACAAAATTACCTTTACTAAAACCAAGGGCAAAAAAAATAGAACGGTACCTATTTCTGCTGATTTTTATGAAGAGCTGAAAGAGATTAAAAGTGAGCGGTTATTTGGTGACTGTTACTACCCTTTCTTAACCATTTTGAATAACTCATCAATTGTTTTACCAAAAGGGCAGTTAACACATGTTCTCAGACACTCATTTGCGGCGCATTTTATGATGAATGGCGGCAACATTTTGGTACTTCAAAAGATACTCGGACATCATGATATAAACATGACTATGCGTTATGCCCATTTCGCACCTGAGCATTTAGATACAGCAGTAACGTTTAACCCCCTCGCCATGGTAAATAATGGCGGCAAATTGGCGGCAAAAAATGGTACTCACTAG